ATGGTGAAATCATGTATCGCCGAAGGATATGATGTGAATGAGAAAGATGAGAATTCGTTCACACCTTTACATTATGCGGCTCAAGATGGCTTAGATGAAATTGCTAAGATCTTATTGGACGCAGGTGCTGATGTGGATGCGAAAAATGCCAATGGCAACACGCCATTACTTATGGCAACAGGTTATTACAAGCCTTCGCTGATAACATTGCTTTTAGAGCATGGCGCAAATAAGTATGAAAAGAATAATTCTGGGGTATCACCATATAGTTTGGCAAAAACTGTAGTTAATTATCCACTGCTGCAGTTCTTCGAATGATATAGTTTCATTGGATTTTCTATATCCACCTCACCACTGTATCTCCCTTCCACCCCTTCTCCCACACGAACCACGCATACAGCGCCGCACTTCCTTTGGTTGTCTCGAAGTCGCCATTCATAGCGCACTTGATGCGACTGGTGAATATGTAGACGGCCTGTGGTGGATGCTCATCAAAGAACTTGCGACGAGCCTTGCCTTCGAGAAACTGTATGCGTAGGAACATACAGACCTTACGCCCATCGGGGATTAGTTCGAGTGCTTTCTGAACAAACTCCAACGCATAGCGAAATGGCGGATTGGTCACTATGTCACCATTATGATGACGTGTGCATCGCAAGAAATCAATATTCGGCTTGCCGTAGCCTCGGTCGATAAGATCCGAAGCTGCGGCAAGTCTGCTGTATTGGGCAAACACCTTGGCCAAGTGTCCAGCACCACATGCTGGCTCCCAGATGTCGGTTAGCTTTGGTTCAACCTCCAATAGCATCTTTGCCGCCTTCGGGTCGGTAGCATAGTAGTCGTTTGTCTCACGGTCGTGGTCGGCGTGACTGCTTGCACCAAGCGTAGCAAACGTAGAGCGAGTGTTTCCTGTCCAATCTTTCATGCCGTCTTCATGTTTAGCTCTATCTCTACCGCCAACGCCTGCTGCATCTGCTTGCGCTTACGTTTCGCTTTGACTTGGTTCGATTGTTTCGCCTGCGCTACCTCTTCCTTCTGCTGCTTGCGTAACGCATCCTTTGTCGGAAATAGATGGCTTTCTGGGTCTTTATGCTCTGGCTCTGTCGTATCACTCCAGAGTGACTTGCGGCGCTCGTCTGTCTTCATGTGCCTACGATGCTGAGCGTTGCGCGCCTCCACCTCGCCACTCGTACGCTGATAGTTGAGCCAACCGCCAGCTGCCTGCACATTCGAGCCACGCTCGAAGCCCTCCATGCGCTGAATGAAATGCTGCGTCTCATGGATAAGCACCGACTCCAAATCGTAGTTTTCATCGCCATTGATGATGGGCACAACGAGTGTCTTATTGGCTTCGTCGAAGTAACCGAGCGTAGTAGAGCCTGGCGGCAACAACTTCACGAACAGCTTGTAGTTCTTTAGCTCTGGATACATAGTCAGCAGACGCTCATCCTTGACCAACTGTGAAAACGGAGTCGCCATGCCATACGAATATGCCTGGTTGAGGACCTTCTGCTTCCAAAAGAAGTCAGGCACCTCGTACCGCCACTCCATGTCAGCACCACGCTCCCAACCCGTCGCCATCTTTATTGTCAGCGCATCCTTATCTTGAATCTCCATCTCCTGCGCAATGGAGAGGTTCTGCTGAAGTTCTTGATTGTTGTTGTGACTGTCCCAACGCTCGGCGGCCTTCTTGCCAATCCACGCCATGCCGAGCCCATGGGGCGCAGTCAAGTGCAGTACGTTCTTCCTTGCCATCAGAGTACGCCCATTAATCCGTTCAACTGGCTTTCCGTGAGGTCGATGCGTTCTACACGATTGTTTATATAATCATCAAGAGCGTGCTTAGCATCTTGTAGTTCTGGCACGTCTGGCGCTTTTGCGAGGAATTTACGAGCCTTGCTAATCTCGGGTCTGCGATGCTCGTATGTACTTATGAACGTCTTTATCCACGTCGTGACATTCGATACATGCTCGGAATTGGCGATGTCTACGTACTTCTGCAAGTCCTCTATCTCAACACGGTCGAGGTTCTTCGTCCTGAGTACTCGCAGCAACTGTTCTTGAATAGTCTGCATCTCACTTGCGTATGCAGATGTCGAGCGAATGACTCGCGTATTTATGAGCTTCTGTAGCTTGCGAAGCAAGTTCAACGCATGCTGGTATGCAGCATCACGACTCTTGCCGTGAATCTTGATGTATTGCTGGATGATATCCACCTCGGGCGTAAGTATGTCAACCAATTCGCCCTTGGTTTTTGATGTTGGTTTCTTCTCCTTTGGCTTCTCTTTCGGTTCTGGCTTCGGTTTCTCTGGCTCTGGCTTCGGTTCTTCCTTAGTTCCCTGCTCGGCATAGAATCGATTAATTTCAGCAAACAACTGAGTGATGACATCTCGTTGCTTCACGAAGTCGTCATCGTTCCAATCGTCCCAGTTTACTGATGGTTCAGCTTCGGAGTCGAGGAGCTGCCAAGCGTTGTTGGTGAAGACATTCGGCATGAAGCCCGCTGCGGTTATGTCTTGGCGAATCTGCTCGCGGTTCGCCCAATAGTTTTCGCGTGTTACATTCATATTCTTAGTTGAAAAGTGTTCTGATTATGTGGTCTGCGTCGGCTGTCGCGAGGGTAAAGATGTGCGCCGAACCCTTGCGCTTATGGTCATCAACCGTGATGTCATAGCCATCGTCACAACGCCTCACAATGAGGTATCGCTTGTCGTAATTCTTAGCTATGAAACGTCTCAGTTGAGTCGCCCTTGACTTGATGCCATCAACGCCATTCATACCCTTATTGGCAGCCGCTTGACGCATTAGGTTTAGTTCTATCTCAATAGCCAACGCCAACTGCATCGCCTTGCGTTTGCGCTTTGCCTTGGCGTCATTATTCTTCGGCTTGCCATCGGGAATATCGCTCGGACTCCAATCGAGGCGTTCCCATTCGTAGTTGTATCGGTCCGCCTGAATCTTGTCGTAGATACTCTGCGGAATATTCTTCGTAGGCACTTCGATGCTATAACCCAAATTCGTCAAGCAATCGAGAATCTTCTGCTCGTTAGTGTCAACATAGTCGGGCATGTCACTCCACCACCTTACCTGCGGCTGGTACTCGAAGATGTACTGCTTCGGCATGTGCTTGAAGATGGGATAGATCTCCTTGAAGACGCTAGTCTTTAGCTCCTCAAACAGTCTATTCTGCATACTATCCGTCGAACTGGTCATGTACTTTACCATTACGTGTCGCGTGCCCTCAATCTTGAAGAAGAAGTCCACAGGCACGTCCGAACCGCTAATCTTGTAGATGGTTGACTTGCAGCCGTAACCCTTGACGCTGCTCGGACTCACCTTGCACAACGGAAGTCCCCACTCGAACGGCAGGAACGTAGTGTCGGTCGATTTCTCCTCCTGTATATTCTCGGGCATCAAGAGTCCTGGCACCCACTGCGTTTCGCCATTGCGAAGCTGCATTGTGAAGTAGATTGTCTGCGGACGACGAGAAGCCACAAGCGGCGAACGGAATGCATCGATGATATTGCCCGTGACAATGTAACGCCTCTCTATGCCGTTCTGAAGCTGCCGAATCTCATCGCGCCACATATTTATGGCCATTGCGCACTCCTCGAAGATTGTGTTATCGTTGTTGTAGTAGAACACGTTGTAGTCACCGACGTTCGGACTACCACTGTACTTATCCACGTGGTCAACGAGTTGCGTGAGTACCTCGAAACCTCCATTCTTGTCATTCGACACGAGGTTTATCTCATAGTGCTTGCACGACTTGGCGATGGCGAAGTGCAGTTTTATCTTGCCTGGTAGAAACTTGTCCTTGTCCTCCTTGCCGAACGAGATACTCGTAAGGATAGCCATGGGATAGACTTCCGTACCGTCCGACTGCGTGCGTTTGAGCGGCAAAAACTCACGAACGACATCACCGATGCGTATCTTCTTGAGGCCGTTTTTCACCTGCTCGCAAGTCGCTACATTTCTCTCGCTTGCCGCCTGCTCGTCGAGATTCAGTTTGTTGAGCTTCATCTGAAAGAGCTGCTTGGCATCGTCAATCTCGTCTTCGTCGGCGAGCGTCTTCACGAGATCTTCATATTCGTCGGTGAGTTTCTTTCGTCGAGCATCGAATGCTGGCTTGAACTGCGCACCATTCGTCCATCGGTTGGCGTACCACTGCGAGATTTCGTTCTCCAAATCGATGGATATGTAGCACCGCCCGCCATAGCCCTCGATGCCAGACTTGGTCATATTGACCACCTCCTCGGGCAGGTACGGTTTACCACCGACACGGCACTCGTATAGTCCTATGTATGATGAGCCACCAAGCGATGACTTGACCTTCGCTCTGTACGTTAGCAAACGTTCCGAGATGAGCTTTGCCTGCATGTCGAGCCTTTGAGTCTCCAAGTCCCACAAGCCCATGGACTGCAAGTTCTTCTCCAACTCTTTGTAGTCGTCGATGATAGCCGAGAACATCTGTTCTTGTGCCGTAGTGTCGAAGATTGCAGCGTGTCCCGTTGCGTCCTTTGCGCATCCGTTTTGGCTGACCTTGCCGTCTGTATCGGGGAAGAGCATCTTCGCTTCCTGATCGTGCTGCGTGAGCCAGTTTTTCACAACCTCGTCGCCATACTTATTATCGAAGTCTACGAACTCGGAAACCACATTTTCGTTCTGACGTTGTGAACCAGTCGTGTTTGCATCGAGCGACTTTAGCTTCTTACGGAGCATCATCATCGTGCGACTCTCGTATGGAATGAACGAGGTCACATACTCATAAATAGGCAACTTGACCTGACCTGTTCTATTGATACGGCCTCGCTTCTGAATCTCCGTGGCTACGTTCAACTCTGGCTGTGCGATTATCATCACACGCTGACGAACCTTCTCCAATGGCACTTTACCAGGTATGATCTTCGCATGTGCCGATGCTCCAGTTGCTCCAGCCGCATTAATAATGAGCACATCGATGTTGTTGCACTGGAAGTCGTTATACATCTTGCCCGTGTCAACTTTTTTGCGCTCAATGAGTTTGCCGAGCGTGAAGTCGTCGAGCTTTGGATATTCAAGACCGAGTTGACGGCCAGTACACTCTTCGACTCGTATCTTTCGTCCGCCAACATCTTCTTTCACGAGCATCTGCTTGATTAGGTCAATCGGCGAGAGTGGTATGCCGAACTTCTCGTCAAGAATCTCCTTCTTGATGCGCTCGTATTCCTGTCTGATGATGATGGACTCCTGCAACTGCGTGCCCGTAATTGTTCCTTCGGCAAAGAGTTTCGCATAGTCGAGGTCGAGAATAGTCTTCTGGTCTTTGTGACTGCCGTCCTCGTTTTCCTCCTCGTCCTTACCTTGCGAAATGACAAGCGAACGCTCCAAGATGAACAAGAGATACTGCGCAAAATCACCTCGCACTAAGTCACCAACCTTGACGTTTCGACCCATCAAGTTGATGAGTCGCTGCGGTTCAAGATGCGCTGCTGATGTCTGGCTCAGTCCGATTACAACAGCACGCCCATCCCTCACATGCTCAATCGTCTTTCGCACCACGCTCTTCGCCTTGATAGCGAGCAGAAGTGCATTAGTAATGACGAACATGTATGAGAATATGCTGTATGGCTTGGCTGATTTAGGCAGTATCTTCTGCGCTTTGAGTTGCGAGATTAGTTCACGAACGTGCATGTTCTGGAGGCTCAGTGCATCTCTCACGAAACGCATAATGCGGTTGTAGTTGACATCGTCAATCTGCCTATCCGCCTCGTCTGTGTTGTTGTAGTTGACCTCAATCTTTGTGTTGTCTCGCTGGCGGCGTACCATCTGTCCGCTCTCCACGAGTAGCGAGGAGATCAACTCTTGCAATGGTATTCCACCACGACTTATGGCCAATGACAATGTGAGTGGCGTTGTGCAGTCCTTGAGTTTCGTTCTCTGTATGTATAGCAGCAAGTTCTTCGGAGCTTTGGCGAATGTTGCCGACAAGAACACCACGTCGCAGTCCTCTTCGCTGATGAGCGTTCGCATCACGTCACCACGGCTCGACTGACCAGCTGCGTTATGAGCCTCGTCGCATACATATATCGCTTTCCCAGATTTCGCTACGGCACTTAGGAACGCCGTCTTCTCCTCGCTGTCGGATAGCTGCGAATAGGTGCAGAGGATATAGTCATAGCCATCGGGCATCTTCTTGCTCTTGAAGATCTTAGCCATCTCGGCATTCGGAAGCGGTTCGTAGACTGCCTCGTACTTCTCTGCACCAGGTGTCGAGTCGATGCACTTGTCGTAGTCGTAGACTGCGCCGTCCGAGTTTATGATGAGTGGCTTGTAATGCGCGATGCCAGTATCTTTTGCATCCCTATAGAAATCCGAAAAGAGGTTCTTCTTCTCGGTGAAGAATATTGGCAGTCTTCCATTCTCTTTGGCGTATCTGACGATGCCAGCCGCCTGACGGCCTTTGCCCACACCCGTCTCGTCGCCACACACCATGGCCTCATGCCGAGCTTCAATGTTGTATATTGCGAGCGCGATGGAGTCAACTTGCTCCGCCTTGAAGTACTGCGCCAGTTGGTCTCTGCTTATCTTGAGCCTTGCGCATACGAAGCCCGCCACATCGCCACCAAGTGCTTTGTCAAGTCGCTCAAGAGCCGACCTCATGCCTTCATCCATTGAGTCTGGGATTAGCGTATCGAGCGTCTCCACGCCCTTTGCTGCTGGTGTATATACTCCGTCGAGCGCGGCGTTCTTTCTATTTCGTCTGGTCATTGTCAGTCTGAAACATGAATCTCAGACTGCAAAGGAATGGGTGGGTGGATGTGTAAATGTAGAGGTTAATGCACTTTGGAGTAAGGATATAACGATTAGTATGCTTCAGAAAAGTATCTCGAAGCTTTGCACTTTCAAGTATTTTCTACAATTTTGTACTGTTTTCATACGAAGTGAAAATAGCACAAAATAATGAAGACCTCCGATGTTATAGTAGCAGGCAAAGCGTTGTATTTGTCTCAATTTGAAGACAGCGTGTTGAAAAGAATCCCGATAGACACGAAACTGAAGTTCAGGTTCTATCGAGCGACATTTAACGATAAGGCGTTTTGTCTTTTGAGTGCAAAGAAGGAAGAGAATCACGCCTCTATGGATTGCTCACGACTTGCAAATCGCTTAGAAAGCATTCTGCGACTGCCCATCGTTTTCTTGTTTGATAATCTTCAATTTGTAGAGCGGAATAGACTCGTAGAAAGAGGTGTGTATTTTATCGTCTCCAACAAGTTCGCCTTTTTACCGTTCTTGATCATCAATACAAGAGATAGCAATCGACAGAAAACGGAAGAGCTGTCGGCTGCCGCTCAATACATCCTATTATACCATTTGCAGATAGACGATTTGAATGGCTGGTCGATGGCGGATATAGAGACTAAGATGCCGTTCTCATACGTAACGATTTCAAGGGCATTCAAGAACTTTGAAGACCTTCAGCTATGCAAAATTGAGATGGATGAGAATCGAGTGAAGCACATTCATTTTGATGGGAGCAAGAAAGAGGTGTGGGAGCGCACGTTGCCATTTTTGAAGAGCCCCGTCAAAAAGAAGATATATTGCGATGGCGTCACAACGAAACAACAACTGACTTACGGTGGCATCAGTGCCATGGCTCACTATACGGCATTGAATCCAGACGAAGTGACTACGTACGTGGTGAACGCTAAAGACTATAATAGTCTGGCGGACAGAAGCGCCTTTGTCAACGCTAATGACGTAGAGGGCGACATCTGTATAGAGATTTGGAATTACCCACCGTTATACCAATACTATGCGGACCAGTTGTCGCTCTATCTCACGCTACGTGATGACCGAGACCCAAGAATAGAAAAGGAATTAGAATCAATGATTAGTAAACTATGGTAATAGGATTAGATAAGTTCAGAGAGGCTTTCGCCAATTTCAAGGATAACTATGTGATTATTGGCGGTACAGCATGCGATATTGTCTTGAGTGACACCGATATGCGTCCGCGTGCCACCAATGACATTGACATGATTCTGGTCGTAGAGAATATGACCAAGGAATATGGCGATGCGTTTTGGCAGTTCATCAAGGATGGCGAATATAAAGCTGGCAAACGCGAGAAGGATGACAAGACACCTACTTACACGCTATATAGATTCACGACCGAGAAGACTGGCTATCCAGTGCAAATAGAATTATTGTCGCGCCACTCAAATGTGCTTGGTGAACCTTCGGGCTTTCGCATCGAGCCGATTCCGTTGTCGGAAGATCTTTCGAGTCTTTCGGCCATAATGATGGATGATGAAAACTATGAGCTTACTGTTGCTAACAGTGAGGAGCAAGACGGGCTGCGTATTGCCACTCCTGCGGCTCTCATTTGCTTGAAGGCGCGTGCATATCTGAATCTTCTACAAGATAAGGCCAACGGGAAACAAGTAAATACGAAAGACATCAAGAAACATAAGACCGACGTGCTGAAACTTATTGCCACAGCATCCATACCTGAACCAATAGCCGTGTCTCAGTATGTTTATGATAGCGTGATGGAATACGTATCTGCAATAGAAAAGGAATTGCCAAGCCAATCGTTACAGGATGCGTTGGATAGAGATGCAGAGGCGATACAGGCCTACCTCGATGCGTTAAAGAGTACGTTCATTGTAAAATAATAGGCATGAAAATACAGTTTGCATCAGACCTTCATATTGAGTTTGCCGAAAACTGGAGAGTTCTGCGACAAGAGCCGCTACGCGTTAATGGCGACATACTCGTGCTTGCTGGCGACATAGGTTACCTTGGCGATGACAATTATCGGACGCACCCTTTCTGGGATTGGGCATCGGAAAACTACCAACAGGTCATCGTGGCCTTGGGCAATCATGAGTTTTATAAATACTACGACTTGGCCACAATGCACGACGGATTGATCGGCGAGATACGACACAATGTGCATTACTACTATAACACTGTTGTCAGAATCGAAAATGTGGACTTCATAGTATCGACCTTGTGGGCGAATATCGACCTGAAGGATGCTTACGTCACCGAGCAATGCGTGAGCGATTTTCGACGTATTCTTTATGGTGAGGAGATGCTTACTTTCTCCGACTTCAATCGGGAACACAGGCGATGCTTGGAGTTTATCAAGAAGTCCGTTGCGGAGAGTAATGCAAAATATAAGATTGTCGTCACGCATCATGTTCCGTCATATCAGCTTATGGCGCAAGAGTTTCAAGGAAGCAAAATCAATGGCGCTTTCACCGTCGAACTGTCCGACTACATAGAGCAAAGCGGAATTGATTTCTGGATCTATGGACACTCTCATCGCAATATCGAAAAGACCATAGGCAAAACGCATTGCATCTGCAACCAATTCGGGTACGCATTCCACAATGAGCATCTTACATTCGATAAAGGTAGATATATCGAAGTGTAGGTAGACATGACTAATTACGTCGAGACTATGACTCAACTGCGATATTACCTCGTCATGACCATGTCATAATTATGTTGTAACTACGTATCTATTGCGTCTCTATTGGGTAGAAACTGAGGATCGTTGTGTCTTGATTGATAAGCGATTGAGTTTTGACTCGTATCAATTGGGCGCTATTGAAGTGCTTTGTGGTATTGATTGAGCAAAGGCTACAAATACCACTAAGAAGCAAGGTCGAACCTCAGTAAAATATAGGTCGAATCGCTATTTCTCGCCAATTTTCTCGATTAGACGCTCAATCTGTTTTTCCTTGCGCTCAATCACTTTGTCCTTCTTCTTGAGTTCTTCTTGTAGACCGACGATTATGTCGAAGAGTTTTTGATTCTGGTCGGTCAGCTTTTCGACCTGAACTTTCTGACGTTCCACTTCGCGCTTGGCAAGTGTCACAGCCACATTCGCCTCGTCATCCTTATTCCTACGCCCAAAGGCGATTTTTTTCTCACCAATACCCGTCACGAGCCAGTTCAGATTTATGCCCATAGCCACCGCTTGAGGTATCACCGTGTTCAAATTGGCATTTCCCGTGCTTCGCCATTGCGAGATGCACGCCTCCGTGAAATTTAACTTCTGCGCAAGTTTCGCCTGAGTATCACAATCATACATAATCATCAAGCGATCTACGATGTTCTGGCCTGCCATATCAAAAAGGAATATAAATACAAAAAGTGCCCGCAAGACTACGTAATTAGAGAGTAATTAAGTAACTTTGCGACCTCAAATGCGCTATACAGCTTTGTATATACTAGTTATCACGTGGCAAAGTTATATGGTTAATTTGAATTGTGCAACTTAATGCAATCTAAATATTGCAGTCAGTTGCAATTTTAACAGTAAGACAATTCACGTCCGCAAGGACGCAACCGTTTGCAACCGTTTCTGCAACCGAGCAGAGCAGTTGCGGACATAATATGACTATGTCATGGAAGAAGATTTCAATTCTATGATGGGACCTTTCCTGTCTATCATAGAGAAGACAGTGAAGAAGTCTGTTCAGGAGGCTCTCAGCGAGCAGACTGGCGCATTGAGTGAGGCCATAAGCGCCAAGGTGTCAGAGCGTCAACTTGAAGACACCGAAGATAGCAAGGAGGAATTGTATCTGGGGTTTGCAACAGCTAATCAGATAATTAAACGAAGTGATCCTCGATTGTGTGAGGGTCCGGACGCTCCATTCAAGAGTAAGTACGACATCTGTCGTTTCTGCAAGGCCAATCCAGGTGTATTCATTGGCAAGCCTCGCAGTAAGAATCAGTCTGCAACAGCCATCAGCATTCACAATGCACTTATTCGTCAGAACGAGCGAGACATTGCTCAGGGCAAGAAAATTAAGTTCAATGTCAAACGCAAGTAGGCGCAACTAAAAGCATATAGCTATGCACAGTATCAAACAACACTTGCAACAGAATGCAACCAACAGCAAACCGACGATGCCAAAGGTTCGTCGGACAATCAGAAGCCCAGACGTGGGCAAGGAGGGTGATTAGATGGACAACATAATCATCGACAATGGTCAGAAGTTGAGAGTCGGAAGAGTGCTCAAGCTTGAGATTTCTCGTGCGTTGGGGCTCAACCACAGATACGTGTGGTCACGGCTTATTCACAAGAACAAGATTGTGATGCAACGGCTCAACGAGTTGCACTACGAAAAGAGTTCACACTTCGTCAGTCGCAGCATCGCCAGATTCCTTGCTAAGCACTTCGACATCTACATCGAAGGCATCAACGAGGAAGACAAGATGTTCGCAGACGTGCCAGACTCTACTTCTGACAGTACACAAGTTTAATCATTGGGGCTTGAGGTGAGCCTCGGCTTGCCTCACCCCTTATGCATAAGACATAATGACAAACAGTAAAGAAACATAGTAATGAAGACCGAACAGCTGTGGTATCGCATGTCTGCTAACTCTCATGAATTACCGAGCGTTATAGCCATGCGTAAGAAACTAGGCTGGGAAGGTTTCGGAATTTATGTTGGCATACTCGGTTTGCTTCGCAGTTCAAGAGACGGCTCTCTACCCACCGATTTCGATTCGTTCGGTTGGCATCTGCGTTGTCCGAACGGCATAGTCAAGTCTGTAATTATGGATTTTGGCCTATTTACGATTTCCGAAGATGGAACTCGCTTCTTCGACCAGGATCTAATAGACGAGATGAAGCAGTATCAGAGTGCGCTCGATGAGCGGCGGGAAGCTGGAAGACGCAGCGCCGAAAGGCGTTGGGGAGCTAAAACTGACCAAAACTCAAATGGAGATGCTACATCCGAACCTGACCCAAGCGCCATAACGACCGAAAAACAAGCCAAAATCATGGGTGACCCATCGAAAATTGTAACGGCCGTTACCGATTTCGATGCTATAAACAAACAAATAAAGAAAGAAACAGATAATACTTCGTATTGTTTTAGGGGAACGCCCGATGGCGTTGTTTTGCCGAGAACAGAAATTCAAGAAGATTATTTCAATCAGCTTGATGAGCGATGGCAAGCAATAGTGATGCGGTGGTATGCCCACAAGAAAGAAATGTCGCCAAAGCTTAAAGGCCTTGCGAGCATCAAAAAGCAGGTTGAACTCCTACTTGAAATGTCGGAGGGAAATGCAGACTATGCCGAGGCTATCGTGGAGTACTCCGTCAAGCAGGGCTATGCGGGACTGTACAAGCCAGCCCAGGGCCGCGGCGACAAGGTCACGAAACCGAGCAAAAAGAAGGAAGTGAAATACTCAAACGACACATGGAAAAACTCAGAGGTGAGTCTGCCGCGAGTCGAGTTAACAATCGACGAGAATGGCAATCCATGCCCGTTCTAACAAATAGAAAGCTATAGCAAAAACAGAAAGCATGGGCGATATTCTCAGCGAGATGCGTAAGCAGCATCCTCAAATTTCGTTCGTAAGGCGAGTAGAGGGAAAACCGATGGGGCGAGATTCGCTTCTAACGTATTGGGACCATCTGATACAGATAGGTAAGTTGTGCATTCCTGCATTCATCATCGACGACGATAACTCATTCGTCTACAAGAACCTCATGTTATGGGCGCTTGCCGACCCTTCGTGCAAGGCAATTGACCCCGAGACCGCAAAAGAGATACCTGCGGACTTGAACAAGGGCATCTTTATCAGCGGAAAAACTGGCACGGGTAAGAGTGTGGCGCTTGAAGTGCTTCGCGAGTTCGTGAGAGAAGTCAGAGACCGTGGTTTCTACATCAACGGAATCTGCGAGAACCTGACGTGGACAAACTTCCGTGCCGATGACATTGTGGACAGATTCTGTGAGGGCGAGAGCCTACGATGGATGAAGAAAGCGGCGATGCTTGGCATTCAGGACTTGGGCAGCGAACCGACGGAGGCCATCTACATGGGCAATCGCCACGAGTTGCTTCGTCTAATCCTCGAAAGCCGTGCAGACTATAGTACAGTAACCCTCGTGACATCCAACTTTGCAATGCTAGCACCAGAGCTGCGCAAGAAGTATGGTGACCGTGTGCAGAGCCGATGCCGCGAGATGTTCAACTACTACGTGCTCGGAGGCGAGGATAGAAGAGTTAACAAGAAAGGAAATCAAGAGGTTACAACTCTAAGCAACCAATGATTTGACCTTTCAGTCTGATGTTTGAGCTCCGCGGCAGTTGCTGCGGGGCTCAAGATTTACTTCAAGGCGAGTAAATGAGAGCCAGCTATTTGTGATGTTGAAATCAAAAAAGGCCTTCTATTCTTTCGCCATTTGGTAGAAAAGTGTTAATTTAGAACTCGGATAATTTTGAATAATAACACGCAATCACAAATAGTGTCTACAAAAATTGTTTGTAACACAATTACTTATCCGAAATTATCCATGAGAACAAGAGAGTAAGGTGTCAACGAAAATAAACATACTGCAATATCAGTGGTGGACTAAAATCCAAGGTTCTGATATTGACGTTCCAAAATCCAATGCCATTGTCGGAGGTTGGGACGGTTGCTCGTTGAAACACGTTGTTGTTATCGGATGTCGGCTGAACGTTTTGAGTCGCACTCATGTTATCCCTTTTGTAGAGTAAAAAACACGCAGTATGGCTTCGATCCGAGATATATTGGCGTACACTCAACAAAACACGAGGAATAGAATAGTCTTTTGCAAAGACGACATCGATGGAATACAATTCGTCAATGTCGGCAGGGAGTTGTCTGCACTCGTGAAAGAGGATACGTCAGTGGAGAATGGTGTTGAGTCGAAATACAAGCAGGTGCTAAGTCAGATTCGCGTTCATCCAACAATTGGTAAATACATTGCCATCGAAAATGTCGGGATTCTATTCGAGCCTGAGTTGAAGATTGACGTTTATGCAATCTTGGATTCGTACTCAAAAGGCCTGTGTTTGTTTGTAAGGTCAGATGCTATGGTGCAAGATGACAAGCTTTATTTTCTATCATCCACCGACAATATTGCAGTGAACCTCAAAGGACTTTCCTATAAATACATATAAAAAGCAACTAACAACATGAAATATAGAGATCTTATTCAGTTTGAACCGATAAACGAAGTAGTAAAATTCGATAGGCTACAGGAGAACGATTATCGTCGTTCGCTGGTGAGCGATTTCGTATTTTCAGAGGCTTATGAGAAGAATATAATCCCTACGCTGTGTAAGAATCTTGATTACACAGCGAGTTACGATACATACGGTCTACAGATAGTGGGTAATTACGGTACAGGTAAATCACACCTGATGTCGTTATTTTCTCTTGTGGCCGAAGACGAGCAATACTTGGAATTTGTCAAAAGCGACACGGCACGTCAGGTGCTGCGAAATATTGCAGGAAAGTACAAGGTTGTTCGTTTTGAATTAGGCTCTAACGATGAGCTCTGGCGTATAGTTTGCCATCAAATAGACTTGCAACTCGAAAAATGGGGCGTCGACTACAGCATAGAAAAGGACGACAAGCCTGATATGTACACCGACAAATTGAACCGCATGATGGCTCAGTTTGAAGAAACGTTCCAGGGTAAAGGCCTGATGATTGTCATCGACGAGATGCTTAGCTATCTAAAGGGACGTAGCGGCTCGGCTGACTTGAACCGAGACCTCGCCGTGCTACAGGCTTTTGGTCAGATGAGTGACCACAGCAAATTCCGAATGGTGTTTGGCGTACAGGAGCATATATACAAAGCACCAGAGTTCCAGTTCGCAGCTAATATGTTGCAGAAGGTCAACGACCGTTTCCGTCAGATTGAAATCACCAAACAAGACGTGCAGTTTGTGGTGCAACAACGTCTACTTCATAAGAATGATGCGCAGAAAGACATTATTCGCAAGCATCTAAGCAAGTTCACGCAGTATTTTAGCGACATACATGCCAATTTGGAAAACTACGTGAACCTGTTCCCTGTTAATCCATCGTTCTTTGAGAACTTCCAGCAAATCAAGATTGGCAAGAGTCAGCGAGAGGTAATGAAGACTCTCACCCGCAAGTTTGAGTCGTTGCTCGATGTAGATGTACCAGAGACAAATCCTGGACTTATCTGCTATGATAGCTATTGGGAAGATTTGCAGGTAAGCGATATGCAGACCAATCCAGATATTCGTCGAGTGACGGAAATCATGGATATAGTCCATCAGAAGATAGACGAAAACTTCACTGCCGCACGTGCAAAGAAGGCTCCTCTTGCGCATCGCATTGCCAATGCCTGTGCGGTAAAGATACTTCAAGACAGCCTCGAAAAGACTAATGGTGTAAGCGCGGAGAATCTTGTCGATGATCTCTGTTATGTTGATGCGACTTGCCTCAGTCGCGAGTTCTTGCTCGACACCATAAATACCGTGGCCAACCAAATAGTCACGGCCACTGTTGGTCAGTACTTCGAGAAGAACGACAATAATCAGGAATTTCACCTGCGCATCGAGGGCGGCGTTAACTACGAACAGAAGATTAAGGACTTCGTAGCCACCATGAGTGACGACAACAAGGATAGCCATTTCTTCAACTTCCTAGTGGAATATCTGCCCATCGAAACAGAGCAATATCGACGTGAGTTCAAGATATTCTGTCACCGCATAGAGTGGAAGAGTCATAAGATAATGCTTGACGGCTACATATTCATGGGTAATCCAAATGAACGTAGCACAACACAGCCGCAACAGAACTTCTACATATACTTCATGCCTATCTTCAATAAGGCGAAGATGAAGCATGACGATGAGCCAGACAGTGTTTACGTTCACCTTGACAAGATAAGTCAAGAGATGAAGGATTATGTGGAGCTATACGCTTCTACAGAGGCTCTTATAGCCAGTGTAGATAGTTCGCAGAAGCCGTTCTACGAGGAGTATAAGAAACGATATACCGACAAGTTGAAGGCGCTCTTCCAGCGCGACTTCATGCAATGCACAGAAATAGTTTATCAAGGCGAGGCGCAACCTGTTACGCCAGACAAGATGAACGGTGGCTCTAAAGAGCAGATAATTAGCAATATAGCCAGCACTCTACTCGAAGACTATTTCTGTCAGCAGTTGCCAAACTATCCTAAGTTCACACTTCTTCGTGCTCCGTTGACTGAAGTGAATCGTGTAAACATTCTCAAAGGAGCACGACGCAAGATTGCCAATCCAGCGACAGTAAACTCTGATGGCGATGCAATACTTGCAGGTCTATCACTCTTGCAAGACAATCAGCTCAGTGTGGATGCTTGCCAGTATGCAATAAGCATAAAGGAAAAATTGCATAACAAGGGCGAAGGGCAGGTTCTCAACCGAGACGAGATTTTGCATCGGTTCTTCAAAGAGTGGGATAACGAATGGCGCAGCAACGACTTCGACATCGATTCTGAATACGAGTTCCTTGTGCTTGCGGCCATGGTTGCGATGGGCGAAATTGAAATTGACTACCCTGGTGGTGTAAGTATCAATGCAACCAATCTTGCTGACATCGAGAATTTTGCGCACGACAAGACATATACCTTCTCGCACATCCGCGCACCCAAAGGAATGAATGTGGCGGCAGTGCGTGAGCTCTTCCTTGGCATCACGGGCAAGGACATGACGGCCCAGCTACAGAATCTGGAGATATATGCCGAACTACTTAGCAATGCCAAGACTATTGCAGCTGACGCAGTAGAGTTAGGTCACAAGGTTGCAAACGGTATAGAACTTCAAGGACACGAGATACTATCGCCAAGCGAAGGCTTAAAACTCAACAACGACTTCAAAGCTCTGGCTGGCATGTGCGACAAACTTCAGGCCTATGCTACTCCAACAAAGATGCGCAATCTGCCTTGGCCTACCAACGAGATAAAGGAGAAGTGCGCACTGATTCGCAAGAAGGACGAAATAAAGAAGAAACTCTCGATAGTCTCGGAATTCAGTTCTCGCTTCAGCTACTTGAATCAGGCTAAGCAGTACATGACGAGCGAAGAGATGAAGCAATCTGTTGACTCTGCCATACAGAAGATAAACGGCGTAATAGCCGAGATGAACGACGAGCAGAAGGTGAGCGCTTATAAGGCTGAGCTTGATGCCATCATGAGCAATTATGCCGACTGGTATCTCTCGGAATACAACCGACTGCATATCACTGCTATACAAAATGCAGAGAAGAACAAGCTACTCAATAGCAACGAAAAGAAGGTATGCGAAACCATCTGTAGAGCAGACCAAAGCAATGGCTACTTCTCTATGGCCACACAGTATAGCGAATGGGAGAGGAAGATTCAGTCGCTCACTATGAGTAGCCCGAATGTCAACAAAGACGCAGTGCTTCGTGTGCCTTATCAGGGATTCAACCCTATGTCTTTTGTTGGTAAGCAATTGCCCGACCTTGGCGATTTGAAGGTCGAACTTGAAGCAATATATGCCAATGCCGAAGAAACACTCCATGTCATACTCAGGGACGAAGACTTACTGAAGAACAAGGAGATTCTCGACGACAGCGAGCAGGGATTACTGAACCGCTTCAACAATGGAGACGAGGAGTTGTCGCCTACGAATGCTGAACGATTGGTTAGCATTGTCGGCAAACTACATCAAGGTATCAACAAGATAACAATTGGGGTAGATGATATTCGTCGCAATGTATTCAATCGGCCGATGACACCAAACGAAGCACTCAAAGCATTCCGTGGTTATATTGATCAACTAACGAATGGTAGCAAAGCCGACAATGTGCGCATCATCTTCAAGTAAATAACTATGGCAAAACAAGATAGCAATAACAACTCGCTGTTCTCTACCGAGGAACTTGACAAGTTGGTTGACAATTCACTTCTCAACAATGCCGAAGTAACTTGTCTTGGCCATACATTCCCAAACGATGATGCACGCCGAGAATACTTTCGCGATGAGCTGCGCAAGAAATTGCCAGAGTTGCGGAAGATAGAAGGATTCCCTATTGGCAACGATGACGACATAATAAATCTCTCCGACCCGCCATACTACACGGCCTGCCCTAACCCATGGCTGAACGACTTTATTGCACAATGGGAAGAGGAAAAAAAACAACTTGAAGCCGAGGGCAAACGCAAGGCCGATTTTGAGGTGAAAGAACCGTATGCAAGTGATGTAAGCGAGGGGAAAAACAATCCTGTATATACCGCCCACACGTACCATACCAAGGTGCCGCACCCTGCCATAATGCGTTATATACTACAGTATACTCAACCTGGAGACATTGTGCTTGATGGCTTTGCAGGCACAGGAATGACTGGTGTTGCCGCAGCAGCTTGCTCCAATGAAAATGATGAAATAGCTAAGCGCATCAATATTGAGTGGGAAAAACAGTTCGGACGCAAGCCCATTTGGGGAACACGCCATGCTATTATTGGCGACCTCTCGCCCTATGCCACCAATATCGCTTATTTTTACAACACACCAGTAAATGTTTCGCTACTCAAAGCTGAGGTTGAGCGTATTCAGAAAGAGATGGAGGATGAATGCGGATGGATGTACACTACAACGAATAGCAAAGGAGAACCCAATGGGAAGATTAGTTTTGTAGTGTGGAGTGACATCTTTATTTGTCCTGAATGTGGGAAGGAGTATGTGTTTTGGCATCAAGCTGTAGATCATGAGCACAAATGTATGCTTGATGAGTTTGTATGTCCTCATTGTAATGCTATGCAGTCTAAGAAAACTGCAAGAGCTGCCATAGAGACATATTTTGATGATGCTTTGCAGAAAACTACACAAAGAGTGAAGCAGGTGCCTGTGATAGTAGTTGGCAAGGCTGGAAAAGAAAAGATTCAGAGAACTCCCACCGATTTCGACTTTGACGTACTGAAACGTATCGAAGAAACTAAAATTGATATTTTCTACCCAACCTACACTCTACCAGAGGGACAAGAGACGCAAAGAAACACCGATAGGGGAATCTATTATGCCCACCAATTCTACACAAAGCGTAACCTTATAGTCCTAGCTAAACTCTACGATAAAATTGAAAAGTCAAAGATGCCACACGCATTACGTTTTATGTTCACGGCAATGATTAACCGTTCGACGTGTATGAACCGTGTGCATATAAATTACTATTTCAATGGTGGTGGCGGTTGGAATGCTGGATTTTTGAAAGGAACGCTTTATGTGCCGAATGCACCCACCGAAACTTCTGTATTGGAGCAAATAGGTGATAAATACAGCGCTATGGTACGTACCGCAGAATTTCTTGCAAAGGAGCGTCCAAATGCACTTTATGTTGGCTCTGCCGATTCACTTCAGTTGTCCGACGACAGCGTTGACTATATATTTACAGACCCGCCATTCGGCGCAAATATCTATTATTCAGAGCTAAACTCACTTCCCGAGCCGTGGCTGCGAGTAGTAACAAACAATAGCCACGAAGCCATTGAAAATCCTGCACAAGGTAAAGATGCACGGCATTATCGTGAAACTATCAGTCAGTGTTTCTATGAGTATTGGAGAGTACTGAAACCTGGCAAATGGATGACAGTTGAGTTTAGTAACACAAATGCCATTGTATGGAATTCAATACAGTCGGCTTTGCAATACGCAGGATTTATAGTTGCCAACGTATCAGCTCTTGATAAAAGACAAGGCTCATTCAACGCGGTAACAACCACAACAGCCGTGAAGCAAGACCTTGTTATCACTTGCTATAAGCCATCAGAAGAGTTGTCTGCGCAATTTGAGATACAGATGAACAGGCCTGATGTAGTATGGGATTTCATTCAGCAACATTTGGAGCATCTGGCCATCCATATAGAAAGAGAAAATAAGACAACTACTGTGGTCGAGCGCAGTCCGAAGATATTATACGACCGCCTAATTAGTTACTATGTGGTGCATGGTATGCCAGTGCCAATGGATGCACAGGAATTTCAAAAAGGCCTGCGTGAACGCTACATCGAGCGGGACGGTATGTTCTTCACTGCTGCGCAAGCAGCGGAATACGAAGAAAAGAAGAAGAATACAGACGGAATGGCCGTATTGGCTCTGTTTATCGGCAGTGAGGAGGAAGGCATCAATTGGCTAAAGAACGAGCTCAAAGTCAATGGAGCGCAGACCTATCAGGAGTTGCAGCCCAAGTGGATGAAAGCCCTCGTAGCAACCCGCAAGGGAGATATTCTGCCAGAGCTGAAGACCATACTCGAAGAAAACTTCATAGAGATGGAAGATGGCAAGTGGCGCTTGCCAGATGTTCACGATAACGTTGATAAGGAAGTCCTACGCAACAAAGCTCTGCTCCGAGAGTTCAAGGTGTACGTAGAAGCAGCAAACAAGAAAGGCCGAATAAAAGAGGCTCGCGTAGAGGCTCTACGAGCAGGCTTCCAACAGTGCTACAGCGACCACGACTTTCAGACGATAGTTGCCGTAGGCGATAAGATACCGCAGAACCTCCGAGATGAGGATGAGGTGCTGCTCATGCTCTACGATATAGCGATGAATAAGATATAATAGGCCGAAAGCATTAGATATGACAAAGGATTTGACTACGTCTGCTATAGACAGACAAAACATATTGAACAACGCCATTGCCCTACCCAAGATACAGGAATCTCTGGATGTAAAGTTCTATGAGTTTCAGGGGAAGTATGTGATAACCAGGCAACAAGTGGCCGATTTTTATGAGGTCGATGTGCGCACAATAGACAGGTGCATCAAGGCTAACGAAGAGGAAATAATGAGCAATGGTTACTTTTTATGTAAGGGTAACGCATTGAAAGAGTTTAAGTTACGTTTTGGTAGCGACATCGATGTCGCTACCAAAACTACTCTGTTAGGACTCTTCGATTTTAGAGCTTTTCTCAATGTAGGTATGCTACTTACCGACAGCGAAAAGGCCAAGATGTTGCGCAGCAAGATACTCGACATAGTCCTGTATTCCATCTACGAAAAGACAGGAGGTAACACAAAGTATATAAATCGACGTGACAGTGGTTATCTTGCTTCTGCTATAATAGAAGAAAATTACCACAAGAATCTTACTGATGCCATCAACAAATACGTCGAAGGCCATAAGACATTTAAGTATGCTCAAGTAACAGACTTGATATACAAAGCTGTATTCTGCGAGAAAGCCAAGGAGTATAAACAACTGCTCGCCTTAACCAAGAAGGACAATATTAGGCACACGCTTTACTCAGAGGTTCTCACAGCTGTTTCTGCTTTCGAGAATGGTGCAGCCGATGAAATTACACGTCGTGCCCAAGAGTTGGGGAGGTCATTGAGCATAGCACAAGTAGGCGAAATAGTAGAGCAGTTGGCCGCCATGCCGTTTGGAAAGCCTATTGTCGAGGATGCTCGCGTCAAGATGGCATCGCGTGATAATGCGCTTAGAAACGTATATCATGGTAATTTGGCAGCCTATATACGTGCTGTTATGCCAGAAGAGTATCAGAAATTCTTAGGTGATACGTCGAACGACTTCGACAGACTGCTCGAAGAGAATAAAGACGTGCTTGACCACTTGAAGCAATAAATGAGAACCGCCATGGGAATAGAATACATAGACTATGAGCAGGCTCTCAAAATCTACGCGAAAACAGTAGAAAAGAGTGGTGGAGGCTTAGCAGGAGTGCGTGACGTTGGAGGCATACAATTAGTATTGGATATGGTGCAAAACGACGTGTACTATCCTGAAATTGCTGACAAAGCTGCATATATGATGTTTAGCCTATGCAGAGGTCACTACTTTGAGGACTGCAACAAGCGCATATCAATCACACTGACGATGTACTTCCTACTGCAAAATGGTTACTTGCTGGCAGCCCAAAGTTTCATGAAGGACACCGAAGAACTGGTGCTTGACCTTGCTGCAGGTTGCTTAGAGAAAGAAGTGCTGACGGCCATAATACAAAGCCTTATAGACGGAACAGAATACGAGGAATGGGTAAAGGTGGCCATCAATAATGGACGTGAACGACGCCTTGAAATAGAGAAACAATTCAAGGACTGATGAGCGATCTGATAAAGAAAGTAGCACAACGGATTACGGTAGACTACTGCAATCTGAGCATTGTGGAGAATCCCGACGGATTTCTCTCACAAGATGTGGTGCGCGCACTTTTACTTCAGGATTGTGGCATAGAAGTCGTTGTCGGCAGTAATCTGCAACTGCGCATACACTACGAATTGCACTATAAAGTTTCTACTGGGAGACGCTACGTATATATCTGCAAATCGAAAGACACAATACTTGCTGACATGAAGCGGAGTGCACACGTAGTAGATTTTTCCATCAGTGATGTCTTCCCGTTGTTTGCAGACAAAGCCCTACTGAAAAAGCAACCATTTGAAGTCCTTGATATACTACACAGTCAAATAGACATCAGAAAGGTCAGTTTACAGGAATGTACACTACTCGTTCAAGCAATTGCCAAAGATCTTGCAGACAAGAAACGCAAATCGGCAGATTATTTGGCGAAGCAACTTGCTGACATTGAATTAGATTGGAATAAGGCAACTACTATCTCTTTAGTTTCACAGGTTCTGGCTAAAGCAATCAAAGAAGGTGTCTACGAAGGCATAGAAAATAAGATTGACGAGATAAATGAGTCTTTCCAAAATTGGGTAGACAAAGAATACTTTGCGACACTTCAGAGTAATGCGCTGCTAAAAGCCAAGAGCGTTAATAAGATACTTCCACACATAGCAGCAAACAGAGAAGGAGACGAAAAGATCGCCTTACTTGTTGTTGATGGCTTTGCATACTGGCAATACGTCATACTGAAGGAATACTTGGGCAGAGAGACAATCAACATAGAAGACGGTTGCACATTGGCTTGGATGCCGAGCATCACGATGTTATCAAGGCAAGCCATTTTCCGCGGAGCTGTTCCACAACAAGACTACAAACAAAGTCCAGAGAATGAAAAGAAACTCTGGGTGGACTTCTGGCGCTCACAAGGCTTAGGAAGTTATGATGTTCAATATATTAGCGACAAAGATGAGTTTGCCATAAACGAGGGCATAAAATGTCTGGCAGTGGTGACCGTCAAGATGGACGAGAAGATGCATTCGTCGTCTGACTACAAAGACTTGTATTCATTGACAGAGAACTGGTGTCCAAGAATTGTAGAGCAGATTATAACTATTGTGAATGCTGGCTATAAACTATATCTGACGTCAGACCATGGTAGTGTGCTTTCATACGGATGGCGAACACTGAGCCAGGTTGAGAAAGTATTCTTATATAAAGACGGGAGTCGTGGAGCTAGGCATCTCATATATAACAACAAGGAAGAACAGGAGCGTTTCTTCCAAGAGAATCAAGATATACGTATGATAAAGCATGACAATTGGATGTCAATACGCGACAACCATTGTTTTGTCAATGACAGAACAACAATGTTAACACATGGTGGTAGTCATTTTCTCGAAATGATTGTACCATTGATAAAGATAGGGAGACTATAATGGCGATAGGAGTAAAGGCATCAGCATCGTTAGGTTCGTTGAGTCTTGCCATGTCGGCAATACTCAACGGATCGTGTACTAAAGATTACATACTCGAACTTGTCGCTTTGGAAACAAGTGGCAAAAGCCGCACAGAGAAGGTGAATAGAACAATTCGACGCATGACCGTAAATAATCAGCTATTACCTTTCATAAAAGAGCATTCACACGAGTTTCTTGCCAATAGCATTCAAGGGACTAACAAAACCGCAGTATATACTGCTCTTATGTGCGCTGCATATCCGCTATTCTATGACCTTGTGACACTGCTTGGAAAACATTTTCACGTACAAGACGAAGTACCAACAAGTCTTATAATAGCGAAACTTAGCGAGAAGTACGGCTCAAGTGTCGATAGTACTATTGGTTTCAATAGTGCCATAAAGATGTTGGTTGAGGCTGGCCTTATAACACGTCCTGAAACAGGCATATATAAAGCTTGCAGACTGTCTGGCCTCTCAGATTTTAGCCTCTCATTCTACAAGAAAGCCTTTCTTGTCAATAATCCGACTTACAGCGAGTTGGACAATATTGAAACTTATCCTTATTTTGAATTTATAAGCTAACAGAACAAACATTCCAACTATGGAGACACAGCGATTTGCAAATAAAGACGAAGTCAACGACTATATAGACTTCCTCGAAGCGAAAGGTAAGCCAGTGCCACAATGGGTGCTGGATGAGAAGGAACGCATTGAGATGGAGAATTCCATTCCTGAAGACGAGTACATCTTTGGGACGATGAAGGCGAACAACAAGTTCATGACGGAAGAGAAGGAACAAGTTGTCCGCGAGATGGTCGATCAGCTGATGAAGGAAGATGAAACCGCTAAGCAACCTTGCCTTTTGCTTGGTAAAGTGCAGTGCGGTAAGACCGATACCTTCCTTAGCATCATGGGGCTATGCTTCGATAGAGGAATTGACGTTGCAGTGGTTATGACCAAAGGCACTAACACGTTGACGAAGCAGACCATACAGCGACTTAACAATGACTTCCGCTTCTTCAAGGATCAGCAGACCTATAACCAGAAAGTTATTATTTCTGTTTGGGACATCCTTGACCTTGGCCATCGCGGTGGTCTCAGCGATTATCAGCTCAACAATCCAGCAAACAAGTTTATCATCGTTGTAAAAAAGGAGGATACCAACTTATCGTATCTCAATGCGATTTTCGAGAAGAGTGAACTTCTTCGTAGTAAGAAAGTTCTGGTTTGCGATGATGAGGCAGACTTTGCCAGCCGTAACTATTACAAGAGGAAGGGCGAACTATCACTGTTGAAGATAGCAGAGCACATTGAGAAGTTCATCACTCTGCCAACATACTGTCGATACTTGCAAATAACAGCGACACCGTATTCTCTCTATTTGCAACCAGATGGTACGATACAGCTACGTAATGGAGAAGAGGCATCACCTTGGTTGCCTCGTTATACTGGCCTCGTACCGATTCACAACAGATACATTGGCGGTCGTCAGTACTATGAACTAAGCGAAGATGAGAATTCTATGTACAGCTGTCTTTACCAACCTGTAGACGAGGTCTGCATAGATGTTCTATCGGCAAGAAATGAGTGGTATTTGCAATCGAAAGCACACTCTGACAATCTTGACTCACTGAACTTTGCAATTGTCAGCTATCTCTTTGCTACTGCTATTCGTAGTATACAGGTAAAGAAGAAGACCAACAAGAAATACTATTCAAGCTGTCTTATCCATTGCGAGATTTCAAAGAAGAATCATGCCTGGCAGGAAAAACTCATCACAGAGATAATAGATGACATCAAGAATGCATTCTTGAATCAATCTAATTCAGACCTCCACATACTTGACTTGGAAAGAGATGCGTACGAGAGTTTCAAGTTGAGCAACGAGCTTGGCAACAAGTATGAACTCATCAGTGAGAAGTACCCGACGTTTGCCGAAGTTGAAGCAGAGGTTAAGCGTATCTTGGAGTACAATGACTACACCATCAATGTAGTCAATTCTGAGAATCCAGTTTCCACCATGCTAAACGAGAAAGGACAACTTCGTCTTGAACAGGCCATGAATTTCTTCATAGGAGGCAACATCCTCGATCGCGGCATCACGATTGACAACATGCTCTGCTTCTTCTATGGACGTGACCCCAAGAAGTTCCAGATGGACACTGTTCTGCAACATGCACGTATGTATGGCGCACGAGACAAGGAAGACATGGCCTGCACTCGTTTCTTTACGACAGAAGCCATTTACAGTGTGCTCAAATCTATCAACAGCATCGATTCGATGATGTATGAGTACCTGAAAGCCCATCGCGATACCGTTCAGACAGATGACTTCACAAGCATGGTGATTGGTTATGATAATCGCATCAATCCAAGTGCAGCTAACAAGTACACGCCTGCCAATACAAAGGTTATAAAACCGAAGCAGCGTATACTCCCCGTCGGTTTTCAAACAGGAACATCTGAAGAAATATCTGATGCTGTTTCGCAGATTGAGAGACTCATCAAGTCATGTCCAGATTACGTCAACGTCAACGATGAAGAGCAATTCTTCCTCATGTCATACGAGACGGCTGTCGAAATCATCAATTTGATAGACAGTACATTCCGTTATGGCGAAGAATACGAGAATGTAGATTTCCTCTGGGACAAGAACGAGATGCTGACCGCACTCGAACATTGTACGTTTGGCTCAGATGGTTTCATTTATTGCCTGCATCGTACAGGTCGTAACATGAGCCGTGAACGCCAAGAATCAGCAACGAAAGGTAAACGTTGGATTGATTCTCCTGACGATGGTCACAGCGACACTGCCCCATCACGTGATAAGGCAGTAGACAGACCTGTACTTATGCTGCTTGGTCAGAATGGTGATGAAGCTAATGGCTGGCGCAATGCTCCGTTCTATTGGCCAGTCTTCGTAGTGCAGCAGAAGGTTAACGCAGGCATCTTCACCATAAACGGCAACAAGAAGTTACGCGCTCCGCGTAAACAGATTACGATTGCACCTCCTGCGCCATATACGGAACAGGACATCCTTCGCCTGCCTATCAAGCAAGGATTCTTGTTCGACATTCTTGCAGGCATTAAGACAGAGGAGATAAGAGAAATAAAGCGAACGACTTGTTCTCTTTACCTTGCGAAAGACATCATGGGTAATTTCATCCTTGTCGATGAAGCAGATCCAGACAAGTACTACGACTTGAGTTCGTACAACGATGGAGTATTTCCGTATGAGGTTAAGCAGGTCAAGGCCCTCTATCTGCGAGCTTCGCAAGACTATAGTGGAAGTCAAGCGATTGTTGCTCTTAATTCTGACAGTCCTTACGAGCTTTTTCCAGATAGGTTTAACCAGTATGACGTAGTCTATTCAAGCAAGAATACTGGAGTAGACAAGATAGATGATAGCGTTTGCTGTTGGTACATTCAGTTCAATCTTGCAGACATTGTCAAGGTTGTACTTACACCTGAAGACGAAGAACTATTTGCTCAGTATAAGGCAAATTTAGAAAGCGAGAAAGAATAGTCCATTATGATTCCTACACTTGAGTATGTAAAGGCTAAGTTTAGCGAATTCAACGACTTATGTTTTGAAGGGAAGCTACCGTTGCTTCCCTTCAAACTTAGCAATGCACGAACGTTTCTTGGCCAAGTAAGATTTGTTAGAGATAAGAATCCCGACGGCACATGGCACTATTGTGGATTTCAGTTTGTCATAAGTACTAAACTTGATCTCCCAGAATCGCAAGTCGAGGATACGATAATCCATGAAATGATTCACTATTGGATTCTCTATAACCAGATGCAGGACAATGCACCTCATGGGGATTTGTTCTCCCAAAAGATGAAAGAAATCAACATGAAGTTCAACAGGAATATTTCTGTAATCCATAATGTGACAAAAGAAGAGCACGATAATGATACCGAGACTCGCCAGCATCTCATTTGCGTTTCTCGTCTGAGAACAGGCAAGCGAGGTGTGACTGTTGCGACTAAGTCCTGTCTTTTCAAACTTTGGGACGAGATGCCAAGTTTTCCTAACATGGCTGAGCTAAAATGGGTTGTTTCGACAGATCCATTCTTCAATCGTTTCCCACGGGCAAATACTCCTAAGATTTATTTTGTCCCGTCAGAAGAACTTGAAGCGCACCTGAAAGACGCGAAAGAGCTGGTTAGAACGGGGAACAACATAAAGATTAAGGGAGTAGGCTAAAAGCATGGGTGTATTTATTTGAAGTAATATCCACCTGCTATTATTTAGATAGAAGTCAACCAAAATATGTATACAATTTTCTTTTCTTGGCAATCGGATGTCAAAGAGAATTCAAATGACATTAGGAAAGCTCTAAAAGACTATGCAAACCAAAATGAATTAGTAAATATTGATGAGGCCACTCGTAATTGTTCAGGCAGTCCCAATATACCGACAACAATTTTCAATAAGATAGGCAAATGCGACATCTTTATTTGTGACCTAACAACTACTATCAAAAAAGGTGATGATTGTATTCCTAATCCCAATGTTTTAGTGGAGTTGGGTTATGCAGTAAAAACTTTAGGATGGGAACGTATTGTGTGTTTTCTCAAAAAAGATGAATCTATAACTGATTATCCATTTGATATTAACCAGCAAAGGCTCTCACCTTATACAAATCGCAATGAACTAAAAAAGATAGCTAAGACTGCTATTGATACTATAATCAACAACTACAATTCTATTTGTGATAGGTTCTATAAAGATTCTATTCAGTACAAGAATGAGTCAGTTTTCCAAAAATTAAACGGGATGCTCTCTGAAACAGAGTTATATGACATTATTCAGTATGTACCTACCAATCTATTTATTAGACATGAAGAGTACAAAAAAATGGACTCTATAATCGAGGCATTCAAATATGCTTCAAATAAGTTCTTAACAAATGAATTAAACTATTTATTTCAGCAATATATAGATGCACTTCAGACTTTTGACTGTAAATGCATAACTTATTTGCGTCAGATAGTGTCAGTGAATGTAAAATACGAAGATAGATGCTGGAAGTATCCCGAATATGATTATACGAAAGACTATCACGAACGATTAGCCTACGCCCAAAGCGAACTAACCAAACTATCAGAAACTGTTCGAGGTAAATACGAATTGTTTATACTCAAAAAGAGACAATATACAGTAGAAGCGAACGTTTAAGTCAAGAGCAATTTATACTATTCTTTTATCACCAATCTCCACTAATCCTCACTAATCTATACATGCTCGCAGTGGGTTGCCTGCATCTTTGCCTTCACCAAGCGATAAGGCAAAATGAACAGCAAGGCAATTATACTCATTGGGGCTATAGGGGCGTTGGCGGTCATACTACTGAGGAAAGTCAGAGGGTATGCCGACATGGCGCAGCAGATTTCTTTCGTGCCGAAGGTCTACGACAAGCCGAAGATCAGTCTGTCGAAACTCACCATACCCATCTGCATCGACATCACCAACCCAACCGCGGAGAAGGCAACTGTGACCGTTCTTCAAGGCTCGGCAATCATTGCAGGGCGTGAAGTCGCAAAAGTGGATGTGCCTGAGGAGGGAGCGACTGTTGTCATTTCGCCGAATAGCACAAGCAGACTCAAAGGACTGAGTATCGCTATACCAATCAACAACCTACTCACCACAATTCTCGACAATCTCAATGACCTCATGAGCAAAGATTTCACGAAGGTCATTGCCAATACGTCGTTGCAGTTTGCTGTGACAGTCAACGGACTGGCAACTATCAGCGGCAACATGAGGTTTGACAAACAGACGTCGCTTGGTAGCCTTGGACTCACGGCATCGAGCAAACGAAGCATACGCCCACTTAGCGACTACGCAGCGCTAATCCCACCACGCACAGAACTTCGCCGTGAAGACGCAATCAGAATGAGCAGCGCAGCGCCTGAGCAGACGGTCTTGTTTATGCACAAGGTGATACGTGAGACGACAAGCGATACAGCACGTTTGGCACAGTCGCTACGTGCATCATCTCTACGAGAGACCCTTCAAAACATCTGGAACTTCGTCTATCAGCATATCCAGTACGTACCTGACTCGGCTGTCATGGAGCAGGTTCGCAGACCATTGCGCACGCTCTACGACCAGAAAGGCGACTGCGATTGTTACGCTACGCTCATAGGCAGCATACTTACAAACCTCGGCATTACATTCTCATTGCGCATAGCTAAGTACAATGGGCGTAGCTACTTCCAGCACGTCTATGTGGTCGTGCGCGATGGCGACAAGGAACTCGTCGTTGACCCTGTTGTAGACAAGTGCTTCTACGAGAAGAAACCATCAGAGAAAAAGGATTTTCCGTGCTAACCACAACTAAGACTCACTATGCAACTTCAATATCTAAACGGCATAACATTAGGCGCAACGCAGACGCTCTTCGACAGTGTGCAGCATCAGTTACTGCATACAAGAGCGGATGTTGACTCTGTCGTTGGCGGCTTTGACCTCGATAACTATGAAGGTCTCAATACCGCTAGCGACACAGAGAAGATCCGAGCATACCTAATACGAACAAAGAAAATAGCCGACCAATCGCCAGCACTCATTCAGTCAACGCGCAACCCAGAGACGTTCTCGCAAATGTGCGCTTACATACTTCATTATTGGGACTCATCAGAGCGTGAACAAGCAGCACTCTTGATGGCGCAAAAAGAACGACAGCTCTTTGCACATGGCATGATACGTCGTGTCGAGGGTGACGAGTTCGGCTCAGAGTTCTTCAAGGCGTTGTATATGATGCTGAGGCCGCAGAGCGAGATTGCAGGACTATGTGGAGCGGCCATACTAAGACGCGCCAAGAACAAGCTACGCAGCAGCATACGTACAGCACGCCAAAACAACCAAGATACATCTTCTGCCATAGCAAGTACGATCCGCCGACACCGCAAGAGTCGTAGTGCGAACACTCCCAATCTGTCGGGCGTTGATGACCCTATGGACGAACTCACGCTCTGCGGTGTCGTGTACGGATTGGAAGACGAATACTATGGCGGCGATGAGACTAACAGACGTTATCTTACTCGCTTGCATAACGCCATCGATGAAGCACCTACACTCTTCTTTCCGACAGAACGTGAAGCTCGTGCCGTAGTCAGTGGACTTGGTTCAGTGCTCGATTACTGGGACAATAAGGAGTTGCGTGATATTGCACTAACGCAGGCGCAGAATAACCCTGCACTCACGCAGCAATCATCGGGACTCTTTGGTCGCTTACGCAAGGCATTCAAGAAAATCGGCAAAGGCATCAAGAAGGTGGCACAGACTGTTGGCAAGGGCGTTAAGACTGCGGCTCAGGCAGTAGCCAAAGGCGTCAAGTCGGCAGCCAAGGCAGTCGCGAAGATTACCAAGAAGATTGGCAAAAAGATAGCCAAAGTTGCGAAGAAGGTCGTCAAGTTCCTCATACGATTCAATCCTGTTACGGCCATTATGCGAGCCATTCTATGTCTCTGCGCACGTTGCAATTGGTTCTCACTCGCGAGCAAATGCTATCCAGGCTCTTTGAGTGAAGCAGAGGCATTGAAAATCGGCATAAGCAAGGCTGACTACGAGAAGAAGTACAAGCCGTCGTATGCAAAGTTCAAGTCAGTCTTTGAAAAGATTGGCGGTAAGGAATCGAAACTCAAATCGCGCCTAAAGACTGGCTACGGACGCAAGGCAAAAGGTGACCTGAATACGAGCATCACTAAATCAAGCCTAACTAAGCTATACGAGGAGGGCGAGAAAGATGCTAAGGAGGAAGTAGCCGACGAGAAAGCACAACTCAAGCAAGAAGGCGCAGTCGAGGACTCGACAGTGCCAGCAGGCGAGATCGTCAAGACGCAAGTGACAGTCGAGGTGGCTGAGAACGCCATCACTACAACTGCTGCGGCATCGCTATACGAGTCAGCAACATCGACAAAAGTTCTCGCAAACATACCCGCAGGTACGTCACTTCTATATGATACGACAACCAATAACGCAACCTACTACAACGTCAACTACGGCGGTCAGAATGGCTATGTAAAGAAATCGCTCTGCCGTGCTGCGACCGATGCCGAGGCTCAGAAGTTACAGACGACCGACACAACTAAAACCGTAACCGTTGATGCTCCAGTTAGCGGATTGTTCGGTTTGGGCTACGTAGAGCCAATGACACTCGCAGCGATAGCAGGAACAGTTTCAACAATCACAGGACTTGTTGCGAGTGTTGCCAAGGCCTTCGGCAAGGACAAGGCGGCAAGCGTGGCAGAGACCGTAAATACCACGACGAAACTTGCTCAGGGCATAGCAACGAACATCAAACAGGCGAAATCTGAGACTACGAGCAGTGCAGCAAAGACGGATGCAAGCAAGAGTAAGGTCGCTACCATCCTCGACAAGGGCATGAAGATAGCCGATACCGTCAAGCAGATAACAGCCGACTTCGCACCAACGAAGCAGGTTGAGCCGACATACATATCGCCAGCGTCATCGACATCGCCATCTTCAGAGCCGTCATCAGTATCACCAATCAACCAAACACCTACAGAGACCGAGTCCGCCAGCAGTCAACCGCAAACAACAACCGCAAACACTTCGTTTAGCGTAGCTCTCGCGCCCGCAACGAAGAAGTATCTCATCATTGGCGGTGTAGCACTCGTTGGCGGACTCGCAGTCTTTGCTCTCACCCGAAAACGATAGATATGGCAAACATAACCACAGCATCGGCACTCAAGAATCTGGCATCAGTCGGCAAGCGCGTTGTAGCTACGAAGACCGATCCACTCAATCTGCGCCAAGCACCGACAACGTCGAGCCTCTCGCTACTACGCATTCCACGTGGTGCGACAGTGGATGTCCTCAACTGCACGACTACGAGCGGATGGACACCTGTGCGCTACAACACTACCGAGGGCTTCGTCTCGTCACAGTATCTTGCAATGCCGAGTACAACTCCGACAGTCAAAGACACGCCACAGTCAGATGTCACATCTACAATAGTCACAAACCAACCATCTAACAACAACTCAATAATGGGCGAAAAAATCAAGAAATACGGCAAGTACGTCCTCATAGCGGCAGGCGTTGGCATCGTCGCTTTTGCGGGCTATAAGCTAATGAACAAGAGCAGCGGCGGCAGCTCCCGTAAGCGCAGTAAATCGCTCAACGGCATCTCGCGCAAACCGCTCCGACTCAAGTAACCAAACCACTCAAACATCACAACAACATGGCAAAATCATCATTCACACGTGCCGTCAACTCGGACAGTCTCAAGCGCATCGGTTGTATGCTGCTTGGCGTGGGTGTCGGGACGTTCATCAGCCGCAAACTATCTGACACCGTGCAGACATCGGGCGTGGACGGCATCTCCAACTACGCCCACTACATCGGTCCAGCAGCCGTCGCCATAGCAGGTCTCATGGCGCATCAGTCGTCTAAGGACGGAATGCTTCGCGACGTGGCTCTCGGCGCTTCCATCTCGGGCGCATCGACAATCGTCAACAACGTCATCGGCAAGCAGGTCGTCTCTCTCAATGGCGACGTAGAACCGCTTCTCCCTGGCATGGGCGGCGACATCCCATTGCTTCCATCTGAGAACTATGCAGCCACTCACTACGAGGCAGAACCCGAGGACGCATCAGCCGAGGAAGTGCCCGTTGACAACGTCGAAGGCATAGGCTCAGACCTCGCACCAGTTGACCTTTCGGGTATCGAAGAGGCAGCAATCGTGTAGGTCGCAAACCGACAGAATAAATAACCACAAAACCATCAATTCAAATGGCAAAAACAGTAAACGTCAACGCCTCAGAGCAGGCAACAGTCATAGGCGGAAAGCTCGTCAAGAAGCATGGCTCAGTAGGTACTTACGACTCGTCCGCAAAGGTCGAGTTCGAGAGCCGTCTCGCGCTCCTCGACGAGGCAGTCGCAAAGGCCGTAGTCAATGGAAATCTCAAGATTGTAGACTACGAAATCTACTCCACCAAGTGTCTCAGCGAGTCAACCACTGTTGAGCTTATGGAATCAGCCGACCAAAAGAAAGTCGGTCTCCGAAACCTCAATAAGCGTCAGCTTGAGGCCAACACCTACGCAGGCATTCAGTTCATTCAGATACTCTATTCCGAGTCGTCTGACACCGAGGATAAGGCGCGTGTAGCTACCGATTGGAAGCCAATTAGCGACTCACTTCTCCGCAATGGCGAACTCGAAATCAAGCAGGGCGATAAGATCATCTATCCACGCAACTCCATGGAGTGCTTCTGCACCAAAGCCGATGCACAGCACGGACTTCAAGGCATGAAGCGACTGGAGAACATGAAGATTCTCGTTCCTCTCACCGACATCGTGCCGACGCTTTGGCTCCCAGCAGCTGCCAAGGGCGCAATCAAGATCGTCTTCAAAGGAGTCAAGAACAACGGCTAACAGGCATAGCCTGATTTAACTGTCAATTTTCAATTCTCAATTTTCAATTGACCCGTGTTTCACGTCATTCCCATATCGTCCGAGCTGACCATTAGTGCTACGCCACTTGGTGCGAAGAGTATACGCCATCTCTACTTCGAGAATAAGAACGACGGACTCTTCCGCTTCAAGACTGCGCCCGACACGATCTCCATATCTATAGATGGCAAGCAGATATGCAGAGACTTGCTCGTTCTGCCGTTCTGCACCTCGTCGCCATACTCGCCAGACAGATTTGCTTGGCAGAAAGTGGCGCTTGAGGTCAACGTCAACTGCAACCTGTCGGAGATAAGAATACAGTCCTCGGCACTCGGTGATTTCAACGTCATCATGGTCTGCTCGGACGAGGGAGTTGACGAGTCGCTCGGCTTTGATTTCTTTGAGACTAAACGTATTACGCTGCGCAAGACTGCCAATATCAGCGTCATTCGCAAGGCGTTGCAGGAGGCTTTCGACAAGGCGGCATTGACGACAACGACAAGCGGAGACGGCAATTCTTCCGCAAGCTCATCATCAATGGAGTTGACCAAAGCGGACGTTGCTCGACTGTGGGAGCGGTTCATTGCCGACCAGCACGGCGTGGAGTGGAAACACACCATTTCTGGCGAGACGACGGTGCTTCTGAGAACGGCGCAATATACTCGAAACGGAGTCAAAGCACCGTCACCGCAAGAACCTTTGGCGTGCCTCTCGAAGTTCACGAAACTCTTCTCGTTGACGGCACGAACAGTCTTCACCGAGGGCGGCTTTCCATCACTCATCATCGAAGGAACGCCCAAGGCATCACCCGATAATCTGATGTACTTAGGCGGGAATGGTGCGGTGGTGAAGATTGCCGACAGCGCGGCGTTTTCGGTACGTATTGACGATGCTGTTTACACGACCGCCGACTACTGCACCGACAAGAGCATCGAGGGAACGGAGGTCCGCAAGGAAGACCTCTTCAGGATGGCCTCGTGGGTGCAACAAAAGGCACTCTACAACAGTGAGTTTTTTCGCCAGGAGAACATCTTCCGCTTCGACCATGAGCCGAAGATGATGTTCGTCTATAACCTCACGCGCATCCACTCGCCCAAGTCGAATGCCGACGACATTTGGCTGCATTGCGACTATCCGCTGACCTTCACACTGTCGGGGGCTGGACGTGAGATAACAGAGCCTGATACCGACCTCGAACTCTATACAGCAAACGACCGCATACCCATGCGCGATGCGCTGATGACATTTGATGTCGAGGACGGCGTGACACGATCCATATCCGTCAATGTCAACAGACGCAAAGACGTGCGAGGGGCTGATATAGCTATCACCAAACACCCAGTGATGTTCGCCGACTGGACGCTGTTCTTCCTGTTCGGTTACAAGAAAATAGTCTAACCACAAACAACCATGAAGAGAAGCTTTCAGATATTCAGGAACATAATAGCCAAGGGCATAATCGAGAGTACCGACTCGGAGACGAATAAAGTCACGGCGGGCGGCAACATTGTGTCGCTGACGGACCAGCTGCGCCAGGACTTTACGAAATGCGTGGGCGTGTTCGTCGTGCCACAGTCGGCAAGCACCGATTTGTCGGGCGTGACATGCTCGCTAAAGATTGCGCAGAACGAGATACTGCCAGACGGCTTCGACCTCTCGCTCATCGCGTTCAAAGGCGAGGTGTCGCTCGGGCAGACGATTTACGATTTCTCTAAAGATGAGATACCAGCCAAGTCGAGCGAGTTCGAGATGATCCTAACGAACAACACCAAGACCGACCAGATGTTCAACCTCTATTTCGTGCTTGAGCGATGATTTATGTGGCTACGATAGAGATTCCAGACCATAAGAAATGGGGCGCGGTACATCAGGTGGAAGTCATTCTGCCATCGCAAGTGCGCCACGTCAGAGCCTTCTGGAGCAACGTCACGCTGCCGACCACGAGTGTTTTGCAGAAGGTCATTTGCGCTGCAAAGAAAGATTTGAAACAGACCGCTTACGGCGATCGCTCAGTGCAGATTGGCTCTCTGTCGGCTACGCTCAACAATACGCATGTGGTTGCGGATTCAACGCCTCTCTGCGTATTGAGCAAGGCCAATAAGGGCACTATAGATATGGTTCGCACGATGCTGCCGCAAGGTGGCATCGACGTGGAGAATGGTTCGGCACTACGCATCATCATTGAAGAGAAGCTGTTTGAACCTTTCGAGCGTGAAGATGAGCGACTGTCGCTTGACGATACGTGCGAGGCTCTCGACTACTTCAGTCTGACAGCGGACGGCAAACCCAAGAACGTGAGTACGAACGGCTACACTGCCAAATTCTACATGGAGTATGATAAGTAGACTCGCATACATAGAGCAGCAACGCTTCGAGCGCATGGGCTTCAAGACGGTTGTCACACCAACAAGCATCACAGTCACATCGCCATTGCAGATAATGCAGCTGATGAACGATAGCTACATACTTACGGGCATACGAGCTTCCGCACCAAACCTCGTGGAGGATTTGAACGAAGTGTGCCTAATCTCGCCAACTGATAGCCTTTTGGCGACAGAACAGGAGATTGCGACGCTTGGCACGACAACAAACCGCATGTTTCGCAACTATCTCATCATCAAGACGACAGGCGCTAAAGCGTATTCAGCAGAGGACAAGATCACGCCGTTCCGCCTCGACTTCATTCGTGTAACTCCAATCATTCAACAGAAACGATGACTCAAACCGAAATACAACTCACACAGAACAACCTCGTGGCGAAGCTCCGCACGTGCAACAAGAAGGTACGTTGGAGCATTGCCTACACTAAGCAGGGCGACCCAACAGTGCGCGAGTTCGACTCGTCGTATGAGGATGGTGCGCTCGCAGCTGCCAGTGTTGAGGAGAAACTGAACCTGCTTTTGAAGGACTCGCATATCGACTACATCCGCGTGGACATGGGCAACTCGCGCGTCAGGAGCAAGGACTATGTGGAGTTTGTACTTCGGGATTCGCATCCGTTGAATGGCTTAACGCCAAGTCGTGCTGGTGAGGTCGAGATACTTTCGTCCGACACACGCGATGTGCGCAACGCTAAGGCCGCATACAACCAGATGCACGGTAATGCGCCGTTTGGGAACGTGAACGCTATGCTCGGACTGCTCGGCTTCGACATAGGTCTCAATGGAGCAGACGACAACTCGCCTCTCGGTGGCCTTGGTGCTATTCTGGCAGTGCGTGATGGAAATATACGCCAGCAGTACGAGATGAAGGAGCAGTCGAGATTGCTCGATGTAGCGCATCAAGATGCAGCAACGCTTCGAGAGGAGATTGCTTCGCTGAAAGGTGAGATAGCTACCAAGGACAAGACAATTGAGAAGCTATCTCGCAAGTTGGAAAGAAGTGAGGAACGTGTCGAGGAACTTGAGAAGATGAAGCCAGAGAACTCACTCGGTGGCATCGCTCTCAAGGCTCTTGGGCAGAGCATCCTTACGGGCGTTGTCAAGTCGAACACGGGCGTTATCAGTGCGCTATCGGGCATACCCAAACCAGCACTCGATGCAGCTATGGCAGCTCAGGATGATGGCATGGGACAATACACAGCAGAGACGGATGATGATGCAGATGTGGAGGTGGAATCTGAAGATTTACGTTCTGGGCAAATACAGCAGATAGGGACATGGGCAAAAGGATTGACCGACGATGAGTTCAACCAGTTCTTGGCCATAATGAATGTCTTTATGCTCAACAAGCAGTCGATGACGAGTCTCTACAATCAGTGGAAAATGGCGACAGTGCAGACACAACACGCGCAAGCGCAACCTCGTGGGGCTGTTATGCACGACGATAAAGATTTGAAACTACGATAGCCATGGCAGAGAAGTTCAAAGTAAACCCCATCACAGGCAAGTTCGACATGGTTGGCGACGGCAGTGGCAGCGAGGGCATGACCTACACCAATGCCGAGAAGACCATTGAGACAATCGGCGGTGTGAAGGCTGGTACATCGTTCGAGAACGCCACGATGGAGGATGTATTCAACATGCTCTTCTATCCTGAGCGTGCACCGCTAATCTCGCTTTCAGCAAGCGATACCAACTACAATCGTGAAATTGGTGACGTCATCGATAAGCTCACGCTGACGGCAACGACTACCAAGAAATCGTATGCAATCAAGTTGGTAAAGCTATCGGAAGGGCAGTCTATCGCTGCACCAAATGCTGCTGGCGGCGCTGAGATTTTCATCGTTATGAACGTTGGTAAGAACGTCTCGTTTACTGCCACTGTTGCCGATGAAAAAGGTCTAACAGGAAAATCGAACGAGATAAAGTATGCTTTCCGCAGACCTATCTACTACGGCATCGTAGCTGATACCAACGCTAACCCAGGTATAACCCAAGGGCTAACGAAGGTCATACCTACGGCGAACAGCGGCACTATCACGGCGGCATTCGGGAAGTTCGACTCGATGCGCATGATCGTGGCTGTGGCTGGTACAGTCTCGGACATACTTAACCCGTCGGGCTACAAGATTCTGAACTCGTTCGATACTCGGTTTGTCATCAAGATTCCGTGTCTCGATGGGCAGGAAGTGCCTTACAACATCTACATCTCTAACCCAAACAAGCAGGAGTCATATACCTGCAAAATCACTTACTCACTCAACTGATGTCAAACTCTTTCGGCAAAGGCATAGCGATGAACTGCGGCTTCGACATGGGCTCACAAGAGCTCGTGGACAACCGCTGTCGCTTCGATTCGTTGGCGGAACGCGATGCGCTTGAGGAGATCAAGCGTGCCGTGGGTTTGCAGGTCTTTGTGCGAGAGACAGACACTGTCTACGTGTGGAATGGCAAGGAGTGGATAGCTGTCGGGGGTGCGAATGACGAGGGCGAGTATCAGGTGTTCGAGAACCACTTCTTAGCATCCGAGGCGGGCAAAGAGATTGCCGACTGCCATAACTCCGATAACACTAAAGATGACTGTCTGAAATGATTACGAGCGATTCCAACATAATGCAGAAACAGGGCGACTTCATCGCTCGCAAACTCATGCTCATGGAGGCTCGTCTCAGGGAGTGTGAGCGGCTGCTTGAATTGTACAAATGCAAGTGCAACGACAAGGATAAACTGACTTTCGAGGATTTCGTCGAGTGTGATAGTCCTGTTGTCATTGCTGACACCATTGAGTTCAGTGATTTCGTAGAGTGCAGTAGTCCTGTTGTTATTGCCGATATTATTGAGTTCAGTGATTTCGTCGAGTGCGGTACTCCTATTGTCATTGCCGATACCATTGAGTTCGGTGATTTTGTAGATGCGAAAGGAGACATACTGACGTTCAAAGACTTCGTGGATGCGAACGGCAATACATTGACGTTCAAAGACTTTGTGAATACGAATAGCAATCAATTGACATTCTCAAACTTCATAGAAACGAGCAAGAACACCATGACCTTCGGCAACTTCGTGAACCAGACGGCCTCAACGCTAACCTTCAATAACTACATCAATCATGAGTAAATACGCGCTCTCCTTCACCACTCAGGGCAACGACCTGAACACCTACTACTTAGCCGCATCTGTACTTGGTATGGTAGCGACAAAGTACAGCAGTTCGTCTGTAAACATAAATACCAATAACGGATTCAACAACTCATCCTACGCCAAAACGTTCCAGACGTTCATCGATGGCGTTTTCGATGCTAAGTATTGGAAGACATCTGTCAAGTGCATCCCCGCAGCTAAGATGTTCGCCATGAGCAACGTCTCCAACAATGCCACGAAGACTGCTACGGCGGTCTCTTACAGCTCTACAACGACAGGTACGACGGCCAACAACAGCCTATCGGGACTCAACTCTTGGCTCAATGGCTTAACGGGCTACAATCAGTGGTCGTTAGCTGTCAACCAGTCTGTGCCCTACGTCAACTACAAGATTTCGTGCATGAGCGAGACCGACTACAAGGATCTCGTCAATGCCGTCATCAAGGCAGGCAACCTCACTGGGTATTCACAGACCAACTCTCCAGTTCAGTAAACTCTTAACTCTAAACTTTTAACTCTTAACTATTTATGGTACTCAACACAATTCTCGCAAAGATTGGTGACTTTCTTGGTCGCAAGTTCAAGCTCATCGCAAGTCAGTTCGACAACATCATCAACGTTGTCATCCCCAAGGCCAAGACCGAGGCTGTCACCGAAGCCAAGAAGTACACCGACGACAAGTGCACCGTCGTTCTCAACGAGGCTAAGGCGTACACCAATACACAGATAAACAACCTCGTCAACGGTGCGCCCGAGGCTCTCGACACCCTCAAGGAACTCGCCGATGCCGTCGGTCAGAATGGCGACATCATCACCACCATCAACAACACGCTCAATGGCATTGGTACTTACGAAGAGTTCGTTGCGGCATTCAACGAGCAGGTCGGTAAGGACAGCATTTTCTATGAGAAGACAGCCTAACCACTAATCCCGAACCACCATGTTTGAAACGCTTCAACAATGGATGGCACTTGTACTCGTACCGCTCACCAGCGCAATAACCTGGTGGGCGGCGAGGCACAAGCGCAACACAGAGCAGGCGCAACTCGACAACGACACCGTCAACGATCTCCGCAAGACCGTCGATGACTGCGTAGAGCAGAACAAACAGCTCTACGATAAGATTTTTCAGTTGCGTGTAGACTATGCGCAAATCAAGACCGAGTGCATCGAACTCGACAGCAAGAACAAGCAACTCGCGCAGACAATCGACATGCTCAAGCGTGCCAACGAGGAACTGAATCAGACTATCGATGCGCTCCGCAACGAGAATGAACAACTAAGAAAACTAATCTGTAGAGGTTAAAGTTTGGCGAGGGAACGTGTAATAGACATTTAGTGCAAAGAAAGGAATTTCTAGTATGGCCAACACGCCAAATACGCTACGTGTAACTGCAAGTCCTATAAGGCCTATTGAGTATAAGCCAAACACTATTATCATTATTGCCGATAGACAATGATTTGTTTTACGTTTCAATAGACAAAAAGCAGCCCATAAAAACAAAGGACTTGGTATCACTATTATCCATGCAATCCAGATAAGAAAGGCTACGAAAACATTATCATCATTAGCACCGTGCAACACAAGAGCCAAGATAATAATGCTTGCCAAACTAACTAGTATGTCAACATAAGCGAGAATCCTTTTCATATTAATCCGAAAATATTACCGCAAAAGTAATAAATTACCATGCAATACAAACTCTCAATCAAAGTAGATGCGAGCGGTGAAGCCGAGGTAAAGCAACTCGGCACGCTCCTCCAAAAGGTGCTATCTACGTCCGACAAGCAAGATGTTATCCGCTTGCTCGACAAGGTGGTCAAGAACCCACTCCTCATCAAGACAGCTCTAAAATTCGCATGAGCAGAATACTTATAGGCATACTAATGATGATGCTCGTCGTGAGCTGTCGACCGACGCAATACATAGAGACTGTGCGAAGGGTCGAGGTGCGCGATACGCTCATAGTTACGAAGCCCGACACTGCCAGTCTGCACGCGCTCATCGAGTGCGACTCGCTTGGCAACTTACTCGTACGTGAGATTGAGGCGCTGCAAGGTGAACGTGCGAAGGTCAACACAAATGTCAAGTTTAACAACCATAAGGAAGCCGAGATAAACACTGTGTACATACTTCAGCCAGACACGGTCTACGTACCTATGTACCGAGAGAAGGAGACGACGACACAAACTGTTGCGCCAGAGGAAAAGCCCGACTTATGGTTTGCGTGGCTGCTCATCGGCATCATCATCGGCTGCTTAATCACATTCAAGCTAATCAGATGAATCTATCCGACAATCAATTGCGTGTATTGCTCAAAGCGGCTGGCATCACGGCACTTGGTGTGACGGCGCTCGTCATAGGCGTGCGCATTGTCAAGCGCATACGCGAGGGTCGCAACGAGCGTGAATTGTCAAACGCCGTCAACAGTCTGACCACAACCGACAATGAGATCTCAGCGACAATAACTTCCGAGCAGGCCAAGATATTCGCAAACACGCTCTTCGAAGCGTTCAATGTCTGGAATGGTACGGATACCGATGTCATCAAGTCCGTCATCGCCAAGCTGAAGAATGGTAAGGACTGGCTCGCGGTTATCAAGGCGTTCGGTGTCAAGCCATACGGCACGACAGGCACGCCGTGGTTCGGCGATGGCATCCAGCTCGACCTCGTAGGTTGGTTTCGCAAGGAGCTCAGCGGCTCGATGATGGAGGAGATAGAGACTAAGCTCAGTAAGTATGGAATCAACATATAACCGCAAGTGGACAATTCTTCTTGTGGCTGGCATAGCTACGACTGCTGCTGGCATAATCATCTACCGCAAATACAAGACTCAAATCATGAACCTCGTTGACAAGACAAAACTCGCTCTCGTGGGGCGGACTATCAATAAGATTATCGTTCACTGCACCGCCACTCGTCCCTCGCAAGCCTGCACAGTCGAACTGATTGACAAGTGGCATCGTGAGCGTGGGTTCGACTGCATTGGCTATCACTACGTCATTTATAGAGACGGTTCGGTGCATGAAGGCAGACCGCTGTCGAAAGTCGGGGCGCATTGCGTTGGGCAGAACTCGAACTCCATCGGCATATCGTATTGTGGCGGTGTGGCTGAGGACGGCAAGACACCGCAAGACAATCGAACTGATACACAGAAAGCCTCGCTTCGTCAACTTATCAAAGAACTCCGTCAGGCATACGGCAATATTCCAGTCTATGGTCATCGTGACTTCGCCAACAAAGCCTGCCCATCATTCGACGCAAAATCAGAATTCAACTAACACGTAATAATCATGGCAACAAAGAAAACCACCAAGCGCAAGATAACTACGCGCACCTACAAGAAGCGCACGACAACTCGCAAGAAAACCGCTCGCAAGCGCACAACACGTTCAACAAGTAAGAAAACGACCAGCGTGTCTGGTTCGGTATGGAAAGCAATCCGCAAGGCTGCTGCCATTGTCCGCAGTGCTGTCCGTGCCAAGACGCACAACGAGACAGCCGCTCGCAAGGCAGGACGTGCCGTTCGTGGTGCTGCTCGTCAGACTATCAAGAAGAACGTTGGCGCATCGGCTCTCAACGGTGTGAGGCGTGGCCGTCGCAGCCGTTAGTGCAGCTCTCATCGCAACAACAATAATCTTGAAACGCTGATGCCAATCACGTCAGCGTTTCATTCATACAATCATCGAACTCATGAATCCTACCAGCACTTCACTCCTGCTCGCTCTCCTCGGTGAGCAAACTACCCCTGCCATCGTCGAAGAACTCTCCGATACTCTCATGTACGTTGGCTATTGTCTGCCGACAACCACGAGCTACGATGATCCGACGTGGCTCATTCGCCGTGTCAAGAAGACCACCAATGAAGATGGATCGTCATTACAGACTATTATGTACCCGAATGGAGAAAGACGGTATAATCAGAAGTGGTCAGAAAGAGGGGAATTGGTCTTTACGTATGTCGCTGGCTGGTCAGAGAGTGATGATTAGGACGAGAGAATTCTTTAGACTCAAAATAAATTGCGCCTCCATTTCTTTGCGTAAAGGGGGCGTATTTGCGTTAAATTTGAGAGGCAAAACAAGGTCGTTGGGGAAGTGCTATAGAGTCGTTTGATACTATCTTGATACAATATTTTGCAATATATTGAATAACAATATCGTTTCTAAATCCCCTCCAACGGTTTCTTCACTTGATCCGGTATTCTATTGTTGAGTGCCAGCTATCGGTAGCATCGAAGCTGACCACGAAGTATCCACTTCCGGGCATCACACGGACGTCGATGGGTTTGGCATCGCCATAGCCGCTGGAGGTCTGACCTGTTGCACTTACGGCGGTGCTGCTTGCTTCCACGATGTGCGGCACTTCTACTCCATCTACCGTCTGAAGGTAGTCTGTGAGATGCTCCAAGACGAGTTCGCCGTTGAATGGTAGCTGCTTCAAATACTCTTTGATAGCCGTTTGAATGGGGCTCGAAGGCTCGCTGATGAGCGTTCCATCGGTGTTATACATAGTGTCGTCTACATATACAACGAGTTTGAGCGTCAGACGATCACCCGCTTGGCTAAGTATGGTGGTTTGAATGCCGGCATCTTTTATCCTACCTATGTATGATGAGAATGCCGACAGACGGTTGCTCGGTAGGTATGTGAGGTTGCCATCGCTATCGGTGGTGGCAACTTTTATGACGAGTCCGCCCGTGTCGGCTTCGTTTACGGCGCATTGGCTGACGGGCTTCTCCGTGTCGGATGTCTCGTCGGTGGTGTAGTCGGCAGTTGCATCGTCGATGGCTTCGCCATAGCGGAATGCGAGCGCCTTCTGCTGATACCAGGTGAGCGTATGTGGGCGTAGAGCCGCCACAACCGACGTCACTTCGGTGAGGTGCGTTTCGGTGAGGCGCTCAATGGCGTAGGCACACACGGCAAATACATAGAATAGTATGCTCTCGATACTTGCCTTGCTGAAATGTGCCGAGAACTTCTGATTTTCGCCAAATCCGTATGCCGACTGTGCCGCGCTGTCGCGCATAAAGGCGGTGGTCATCGCCTCTTTTATCTCTTCTATTGTTCGTGCCATGGGGTATTAATTATTGGGTGAGACCACGAAGACCGGCACTGGCGCTTTTATGTACCAATATGCTATGCCTTCGGGGTTTAGTTCATCTATCTCTTCTTGGCTTGCCGACGTGGCAGGCGTTATGCTGTTCAACTCGTATGCACTCACCACGGCGCGGTCGGTCTTAGCATCCACTGTCGGTATTAGCAAAACAGTATTTGCTGCCACTTCGTCGGATAGAACCAGGTCGTTGGCTTCGGCAAGGTTGTAGGCTAATTCGGCGCGGCCCCACACTTCGAGGGCTATGTCAAAAAGCGTTTGTCTGTCTTGGGCTGTAATGGTTTGCACGTCTTTAGTTATAAGTTATTAGTTACGAGTGTTAGTCGCTGATGGACGATGGTTACTCGGAACTCGTAATTGGGAATTCGGAACTATTCAACTTCCATTTGAATGGCGTTTGAACGGCTATCAACGGCGAGGTTCTTCACCTTCAGCCCTACCGCCACAAGTTGTTTGCGTAGGCGTGTCAGCCAGAGCGCTTGACGAGGAGAACCGAGTTGACGGTTGGCTTCGCCACCGATGAGTGGCAGCTCCTTCAGTTCACCTCGGTTGGCCGTGGTGACAATGGTTGCTATCGTCGTTTGTGGACGACCCAACGCAATGCATCTGCCATCTATTAGCAGGTCGTTGGTTTCGCTGTCGAGTATTAGTCCAAGGGTCATTGAGAATTAAGAATTTATAATTAAGAAGTAAGAATTATAAGAGCATGGCTTACGGCGGACGCGGCACGCCACGGCTCTCTTACTTATTACTTTCTACTTACTACTTTTTTACATCGCATAGTTCACATCATTTACGGCATCGATGAGGGCGCGGGCAACCATGTCGCGAACGTCGGTGGCTGTCTGTTGCATATTGGTAGTGGCCACGGTGAAGTTCTCCACCACCTTGTCGATGGTTATGTCGATGCGTTTTATTTGGCTCGACTGCGCAGTGGCTTTTGTAGCTGTGCCGTTAGCAGCGAGGTTGATGCCGAGCGGTCCGAGCTTCTTTTCCTCCTTCTTCTTGTTGTCGGCTTTGGTTTCGGCGGTCTTGTTGTCGGTGGCTTTGGTCTCTTCGGGCTTAGCAAGGTTGTGATCGATGCGCACCTCTTGCACCCAGTTAGCAGCCTTCTTAGCCCAATCCCACCCCGTGAGTTCGCCCACCCATCCGAGGAGCTTCTGCACAGGGCGCAGCAACACGTCCATAAGTACCTCGCCGATACGCTTCAGTCCGGCTATTATGCCCTCGTTTTTGAACGCATCTACAATGCTATCCCAATGCGTCTTGAATGCAAGAATCATCGAACCAAGCGGACCGAAGAGCATTAGAGCCTCGTCGCCCCATTTCTTGAAGGCTTCTATTACGAGATACACCACGCCGATAAGCGCCATGATGCCAAGCACTATCAAGACTATCGGGTTCATGCTCATAATTACATTGAACACCTTCTGTACAGCCGTCCACACCTTGGTTACGGCAATGACAACCTTTTGTGCCGCCGCTGTTTTCATCAGTGAAGTGCGTAGCATATTGAAGCGCAAACGCAACAGGCGAACCGACGCAAGCGGATTGAGAAGCACGCGACCCATGTTGTGGGTGACGGAAATAAAAGTTTTACCTAACGCGCCCGCAAGTTTTGTGGCTTCACCAAGAGCGACAAACTGTTGTGCACCCTCCGACAACACTGTGGTCCACGCTGCTGCAGGTCCGAGGGCTGTACCTATACTTATCTTCAGGTCGTCGAACTGTGCGCGCGTAATCTCAAGTTGATGCGCCCAAGTGGCATTGCGGATTTCGGCTTGCTCTTGTGCGGCTTGGGTGTTGGTTACAGCGTCGGTCATATCGCGCACGGCATCGGCATTTTGAATGAGGTAAGTGGCTGCCGTTACATTGGCTATGCCGAATGTTTTGGCAAGAAATTCGGTGTCTTGCAGTTTAGGTCGCAAAGCCGCCAGTGCGTCCGAGAGGTCGGTTACCGAAGTGTCTACACCGAGTTTCGTTTTGAGGCTAAGCAGCACGTTGCGTAGTGCCGTACCAGCCTCAGCGCCTTTGATGTTTGCACCGCCAAGCACTTCGAGTGCACCAGCCGTATGCTCCACATCTACGCCAAGGCTCGAAGCTGCTGCGCCTACCACCTTGAACGACTGTGCAAGGTCTACCACTTCGCTCGCTCCCACGCGGCTACCAGCGGCAAGCACATTCATAATGCGGTCGGCATCGTTGGCGGCAAGTCCATATTGGCTGATGGTGGCGGCAAGCGAGTTGGCAGCATCGTCGATGGTGAGACCTGCCGCCTGTGCGAGGGTGGCACTCTTATCGAGAATAAGCCCGATGTCGTCTACTGGAGCGTCCAGCTGACCAGCAAGCACCGAGAAGGCACGAGCCGCTTCGGCAGCACCAAGTCCGCTCTCTTTGCCTATCTGACGTGCCATCTCGCCTACGCGTTCAAGATCTTTGCCTGTCACGCCTGTTATGGCCGACAGGTCTGCCATACGCTGCTGAAACTCTATGGCAGGCGTTGTCGTCTGCATTATGGTGTCGCCAACGTGTTTTATAGCGTCTGAAGCCGTCTTAAATTTGAATAGAGAGTCGGTGGTTTTGTCGAAGACCTCTTTCTGCTTTTTTGCAGCATCGAGGACTTTCTTCACGGCGTTCTCTACACCCTCAATCGAGCCAGTTATATTCTGCACCGCACCTGTAACGTTGTCGACGAGTTGAAGTTTTAACTCTACTGTATTGTTATTGGCCATAAATACTTATATATTTGAAATGTGAATACGACAAAGTCATGGTACTCTTCGTTTACATATTAACTGGAATTGGTTGTTGGTGTCTCTTCAAAGAGATGGGTATATTCGGCAATCGAGATTAGATGTAGCGTCTTGCAATTCCCTCTCAACGCAGAATTTTCAATCCTTTTTACTACCAAATAGCCTTCCGAGCATTTCTGCTTGGTTGCGCAGTCGCCATGTCTCTATCCAAAGGGATTCGGAGCACAGACGCGCCCACGTCTCTTCGTCGAGAGTAGACGGATCAAGGTGGAAGTTGGCACGTATTAGTGCATCGCCTTTGAGGAGTTCATCTTCCTCGTTGTCGGAGTCTACCTTGAGGGCAAACTCCGTCAGACGTTTTTTATTGTAGCCTTGGCTGCGCCTACAATCTTCGAGAGTTCGCCCACAGTAGCCATGAAGAGCGAGGTGTCGCTTTTGACGGTGTCGGCACCACCCACGAAACAGTTTTCGAGCAGTATTTGAGAAGCTTTTATCTCGTCGGTTTTGGCCATTTTGGTCATGGCGCTGAGTGTGCCCATGTCGGGGCGGCGGAAGTAGGCAACGTATTGTTCGCCATCGTCTTCGGCTGTGATTTCGTAAATCTTACCATACTGAGCTTTGAGGCGGTTGATTTCGGCCTCGGTGAGTTGTCCGGTCATTTCTTTAGTTATAAGTTTTGAGTTATTAGTTACGTTCAGGCGGATTTGCAAATCCGCTCCAACGGCCACAAAGTTGCCGCCCGTGAATCGTTGCGGGAAATAGTTGCGCCAATTTGGCTCACCTATTTTGCGGGGGTGTAGAGGCAATTCATTTTTGCCATGAAAACAAAAACAACCTATTCCCTAATGAAACGTATCGACCGTGAATTTTGCCTAACCGACAACTCCGTCAACTGCTATGGCTATCGCTTGCTTACTGATGGTATGGAACTCGACCGCTACCGACCGCCAGTGGGTTTCCTTATGCACGACCGCGACAAAGGTGTTGCAGTGCAGTGGACCGACTTCCGCCGTGAAGGCGATGCTCTCTTTGCCGTTCCTATTGTCAACGACACACTCTTCCCCGACCTCGCCCAACAAATAGAGGAAGGCTTCATCAATGCTGCTTCGGTGGGCCATATCGTTGCGCTTGAGATAAGCGACGACCTATCCGATAAACTCCCCGGACAAGATGGTCCAACAGTGAAACGTTGGTTCCCGCGCGAGATTAGTCTCGTTGATATTCCTGGCAACTACAACGCTCTGGGCCGACTTTATGACGAAAACGACAATGTGCTGCACGACCTTGCGGCGCGTATTAATAACCATAATAATATGAACTACAAAGAAATCTTTCCCGACCTCCAAAGCGAGGACGAAGAGGTGCTAAAGCCATATTTGGTAAACCTCAAGGCGAAAGCCGACCGCGCCGACGCTCTGCAAAAAGAGCTCGACAACCTCAAAGCCTCCAACGACCAAAACGCCGTGCAACAGATGCTCGAAAAGGCAGTTGCCGATCATCGCATCACTCAACAACTTGCCGACTGTCTGAAGAAAGACTACGTAGGCCGACTTGAAGCGCTACAAAACCTCCTTGCCGCTATGCCAGCCAAGAAGAGCGTGCCAACGCCAGAACCAAAACAAAGCAAAACCGACTTCGCTTCGCTCTCGTGGGACGAACTGGACCGCAAGAACCTTCTCGCGCAACTCAAAGCCGAAAACAAAGAGCTCTTCGAGAAGAAGTTCTTCGAGAAATTCGGTCAGAAACTCAACCTCGAGTAAGTAAAAAGTAAAAGAGCAGAGCGTAGTGGGTATAGCGAAGTGCAGATACCGATGGCGCGTCTCTCGTAATTATTAATTCGTAATTCTTAATTCTAAACATGGCTTTACAGAAAGAAATTTGGCTCAACGACATTGTCGCACCCCTTTTTGCCGACAACACCTTTGCGGCACGCGCTATCAACCACTCGGGCTTTGTGAACAACAAGACTGTCCACGTCCCCAATGCTGGTTCTGCCCCCTCTATCGTCAAGAATCGCTCTACTTTCCCTGCTCAGGCTGGCGGTAGAACCGACTCAGACCTCACCTACAACATCAACGATGTATACTTCCGATCCTATTCACATCACCAATGGCGAAGAGGTGGAACTCTCGTACGACAAACGCCAAAGCGTCATTGCTCAGATGCGTGCAGCTCTTGTCGATGCTGTGCATGGCGACATTGTGGACGCCTGGATAGACGGCGTAACGCCTACCATGAAGGCTATTGCAAGCTTCGGCTCATCGGATGTGCTCGACCTTGCTACCACCTTCAACTCTCAAGATGTGCCGCAAACAGGACGTTGTCTTCTCCTCAACGCACAGGCATATAGCCAACTGCTTGAAGACCTCACTCAGCAGCAGAGCCAAGCATTCCTTGCTTCTGCCGATGCTCAGAAAGGCACCGTGGGTGCCATCTATGGCTTCGACGTCTATCTGCGTTCGTCTGTTTCGCCTGCCAATAGCAATGTGTATGCTGTGGCATGGCAACAAGAGTGCGTAAGCCGCGCACTTGGCAACGTGGATCTCTTCGTCGACGAAAAGAATCCGTCGTACTACGGCGACATCCTCTCGGCTCTCGTTCGCGCTGGTGGCGCTGCCATCCGTCAAGATGGCAAGGGCATAGCTGCTATCTCTGCAAGTGCACCAACCACCGAGGGTGATACTCAAGAGACCACCACCGAGGGTGATACTCAAGAGACCGACGGCGAAGGTGAGTAGACTGTGACTGTTGATTTAGCTCACACTTAAATCATACACATTATACACTTTCTTTTCAATGAGACCAATTACCGAAATAATAATCCACTGCACAGCCACGCGCGAGGGCCGCGATTTCTCTATCGAGACCTTTCGCCGTTGGCACCGCAAACGTGGGTTTTCCGACGTAGGCTACCATTACATCATACACCCTGACGGCTCGGTTAGCATAGGTCGTCCGCTTACCATAGCGGGCGCACACTGCACGGGTCACAACGCCAATTCAATAGGTGTGGCCTACGTCGGCGGCTTGGCCTCTAATGGAAAGACGCCTAAAGACACTCGCACCGAGGCACAAAAGGTGGCTATGCGCAACCTCTTGCGCGAACTGCATACTCAGTTCCCTCGAGCCACTGTGCATGGACATAGCGAGTTTGCCAACAAAGCTTGCCCGTGCTTCGACGTGAAAGAATTGACAATGGAGTAAAGAGTAGTGAGTAGAGTGTAAAGAGTAGTGTCGATACTATATCTAACTACACTCAACTCTGAACTTTCAACTCTGAACTTTCAACTCTGAACTTTCAACTCTGAACTTTCAACTCGTAACTCTTAATTCATAATTATAAAGATGTCTGTAATGAAATTCGTTCTAAGACTCATACTGCGCGACCTCATTGGTTTCGTGGTAGCCAACATCGGTTCTTGGATTGGTGCTGTAGGTGAAGGAATGCAAAAATTCTACACCGACGACACCAAGAAGACCGAACAGACCGACACCGAGAAACAATGAGAGGTGTCGTTCGCTTCATAGCCGCCGCAACCTTAGGGGTGGGCGGCTTACTTCTAACCTTCGTAGGCGACATGCTATCGACAGTGGGCGAAAGCAATTTCCGCCTATACTCAACGATTGATAAATGGGCGAAGGGGAATTGACAATTGACAATTGAGAATTGAGAATTGAAAAATACTCTAAACTCTAAACTTTCAACTCTCAACTCTAAACTTTCAACACTAAACTCGTAACTAAACAAAGTGGCACTAAACAAAGAACTATGGCTTAGTGAGATAATTGCTCCGCTACGCAACAATAATAGCTTCATACGTCGTTCGCTCGACCATTCGGCGTTTATCGATGGGCGTCAGGTGCATGTGCCCTGCGCTATGGGCGAGGTGCAGGTGGCTAAAGACCGCGCCACGTTCCCTGCCACGCCAGGCAGTCGCGACGACATCGATGTGCATTATCCTGTCAGCGAGTTTTCCACATCGCCTATACTTATTCCCTTCCGCGACCGCATAGAGCAAAACGCCAACGCGCGTGCTGCTACTATATCGCAGATGCGCGACAGACTCGAGGATGCCATCACCGAAGAGATAGTGTCGCGTTGGCTTGGCGGTTGCCAAACAAACGTGATTACAGGTGCCAGCATGGCCGACAACCTTCTTGTGGCTACCGACACCTACTTCAGTCAAAAGCGCCTACCGCGCACTGGACGTTGCTTGCTCGTGAAGCCAAGTCGATGGATAGAGATACTCGACACCATCACCAGTAAGCCAATAAGCGTGGTGCTGCCACCGCCAAGTGTGCCTGGTGCTGCTACTAATCTCTTTGGCTTCGACGTATACATACGCCAAACCATCTCGGAGACTTATCCGAATGTGTATGCTATGGCTTGGCAACAAGACTGCGTAAGCCACGCCATTGGTGGAGACGAACTCTTTGTGGACGAACGCAACCCGCTATACTATGGCGAAGTTGTTTCGGCTCTCGTGCGCGCTGGTGGCTCTCGCATCAACGTCGACAACGAAGGCGTGGTAGCATTTGCGGACAATTGATAGTTGATAATTGACAATGCACAATGCATAACTCGTAATTATAGACGCTCGTAATTCGTAACTCATAACTCGTAACTAAAGAAGTGGACACAATCGATATAATACGGACCATTGGTGAAGCGGTGCTCTCGTCGGGGCTGATAGCTTCACTGTTCACATTGCGCACAACCAAGCGCAAAGCCGAAGAGGAACTACAAGAGATAAAAGCCACAAATGCCGACAGCATCTTGCGCACCAACGAAGAGTATATCGTAAAGCCGCTCAAACGCGAGATAAACGGTCTTCGAACCACAGTGCGCCAGCTGACTAAGGTGATTCAGAAGGCTCAGGAATGCCCGCATGCTGGCGACTGCCCTGTGCGCAACGAGATGCTGGATGTCTCGACAAACAATTGACAATTGAGAATTGAAAATTGACAATTACTCTAAACTCTGAACTTTCAACTCTGAACTTTCAACTCGTAACTCTTAACTCATAACTCGTAACTATAGAAATGAGCACATTAATGACACAACTCGGCACCTACATTGCCGGGAGGCTTCAAGGCATCAAAGACTATGCAGATGGGCTGATTACCATTTCCAACGCCGACCTCAAGGCTATCATCAAGACTTGCATTCAAGATGCTACCAATAGCTCTGCGTCCAACGGCATGGGCACCGAGACGAATGGCACAGGCCAAGGCGTGGTATACGCCGCCATCAACCAAGCCATATCCGATCTTATCGATGGTGCACCAGCGGCAATGGACACCTTGAAGGAACTTGCCGATGCCATAGAGGACAACGGCGACCTTATTGCTGCACTTCAGGCAGCTACGGGCAACCACACCCACAGCAACGCTACGCAATCGACCGCTGGCTTCATGTCCGCCGAGGATAAAACGAAGCTCGATGGTTTGGGCACATACGCAGAGTTCGTTTCTGCATTCGAGACGGCATACGGTAGTAACAGTAATAGCAACAGCTAAGCCTAATACCTATGAATACACTTGAACAGATGGCGCAATACTTGGCTACGGTGATAGCCGAATTCAACACTCGTATAGAGGCTCTGAATGCACGCATAGCAGCCCTCGAAGGCGAAAAATAGCCAATGAGCACTACGTATGATATAGGCTACTACTTAGGCACCAAGCTAAAGCACCTTTCCGACCTCCTCGATGGTTTGGAAGGACGTGCGACGGCGCTGGAAGAGGCGGAACCGGAAAGTGAAGGGGTAACATATCTCAAGGCACAGGCGCGAGAGATGAACTCTACGGATATGGTTTATGTATACATACCTATTTCAATGACGTCATCTTATAGTAGTATGTACAACATCTATAACGTTGATATTTACTTCCCTTCGGTTTCAAGCGTGCGAACAACTTGGGCATCGCGAGTAGAAACCGAAGACGGCGTCTATAACCGTTTTGGGTATAACGCAAACCAGGTATCAGGTAGACCTTTTGAGAAGGCGTCCTTCATTCGCCTCGATTGCTCAGGTGGTCAGAAGACTATCAGATGCACAGTACCATATATGTACAAAGACACCGCCAGCAATAATGCATACTACATATTTGAAGAGTACATTCCTGAGTATTAGTTCTGTTGTAGGGAATTTGTAATCCCCGACGAGGGAATAGCGGATTTGAAATCCGTCTGAACGCCTTCTCCGTACGCTACGTCTCGTAACTCTTAATTCTTAACTCATAACTATAGAAATGCAAACACTCGTAATCAACCGCGAAAACGGCAACATTGCCAAGAGCCTTGCAGGGCAGGACCACATAAGTGGTTTGCTCTTCCTCGTCAGCGAAGCGTCCGACATACCCGACGAATTCGAATCCAACCCATTTCAGCCATGCTCGTCTACCAAGACAGCCGAAGCGCTCGGCCTTGCCGCCTCCGATACCTATGGCTACCACGTCCATGAAGCCCTACGCCTCAACCCTGGACTATCGCTCTGGGTTGGCTTTGCCGTCCGCACTGCCGACATGCATGCCGTGGGCGACTTTCAACGTGCTGCCTCTGGCAACCTCCGTCAGATAGGTATACTCGACACCACTGTCGAGATAACCCGTGCCACCATTACTGCACTTCAGGCTCAAGCCTCTGCCCTCGACGAGGCGTGGATGCCACTCTCCATCGTCATCGCACCTAAGGTTACCGACATCGACGCTCTGCCCACCGACATCGCCGGTAGTGCGCCTAACGTCTCTGTACTCATCAGTCGAGATTCCGAAGTCTCTGCACCTGCTATTGGTACACTCATCGGCATCCTCTCGGCTCGTGCCGTCAACGAAAGCATAGCATGGGTGGAGCGCTGCGAAACGGGGCTCACCAAACCCTACTTCTCCGATGGTCAAGCCTACGCCGATGTCTACAAGGTTATCCTCGAATCTCTCGACGAAGCTCGTTATATATACCTACGTACCTATCCAGGACTGTCGGGCGTATACTTCAGCGATAGCCATAATATGGACAGCGCACAGAGCGACTACTGCACCATTGAGCTACAACGCACCATGGATAAGGCAGTGCGCGGCACGCGTACATACTTATTGCCAGAACTCGGTCGCCCCATCTATTACAACAACGACGGCACTCTCCGCGCCGACACACTGCAGCACCTCAAGACGGTAGCTCAAAAGGCTGTGGAAGATATGGAGAAGGCTGGCGAGGTGAGTGGCTGGGAAGTTCAGATAGATCCCGCACAAGACGTTCTTGGCACCAGCACGGTGGAGTTCACCATTCATGCCGTGCCAGTGGGCATCATGCGCAAAGCAGTAGTGAATATCGGCTTCGTGAAAGCAACGGAAGATTGAGTAAAAATGAAAAAGTAAAAAGTAAGAGAGCCGTGGCGTGCCGCGTCCGCCGTAAGCCATGCTCTTATAATTTCTACTTCTTAATTGTTAATTCTTAATTACCATGAACATAATTCCACTAATCAACGGCAACTTATATGAGTGGGCCGATATTACGGTGCTCGTAGGTGGTGCTCCAATGACGGGCATACGCGGGGTGAAATACTCCGACAAGCAAGATGTTGTCAATATTTACGGCGCTGGTCGCTATCCCGTTGGTCGCGGCAAAGGACGCATCACGTGTGAGGCTTCGCTCAAACTGCTTCTCGACGAAGTGCGCTCGCTTGCCAGTTCATCTACCACGGGACGTTTGCAAGACCTTGGCGTGTTCGACATACAAGTAAGCTACATACCAGACGAAAGCGGCAAAATAGTCCACGACGTGATACACGACTGCCAGTTCTCCGAAGTGGAGATAGACTGGAGCGAAGGCGACACAAGCAAAGAGGTGGACATTCCGCTCGTCTGCTCGCGCATAGAGTGGGGAAAACTATAATAAGTAAAAATGGAAAAGTAAAAAGTAAAAGAGTAAAGCGTATAGCGTAGTGTATATAGCTGCCGCACGGCTCTTTTACTTCTTACCTCTTAATTATTAGTTATAGGGTGGAAGCCTACATTCAAACCAACCTGCCGCATTTGCCACAGACGCGACAGAGCCTTCGCTTGGTGACAACGGGCGCAGCGAGCCACTTCAAAGGGCGGCTTGTGCAGACGCATACGCTGCAAACCGATAGTCAAGCGCGCGACGTTCAAACCGCTGCCGATGGTTCTGTTGGCGTTGTGCCACGCGATAGCTACTTAGGTAGGTATTACAACACCGACCTCTCGCTTGGCCTCACCGAGACGGCCGACGATGTGCTTATAACAAGCGCCGTGTGCAAAGTGACGATGGCAAAGAATATCGTATCCACAGCTATCGCTGGACGCGACGGGACTGTCAAGGAAATGATTTCGGCTCAGGACTACGAAATTGAGGTTACGTTTTCGCTCATAAATACCGAGGACGAGTACCCAGCCGATGCCATGCGACAACTCTCGGAACTCGCCCGTGAAAACAGCGCAGTCTACATCGATAGTGCATTCTTGCGCATCTTCGACATAGACCGTGTAGTGGTGGAAAAAATGGAAATTGATCAAGCTACGTATGGAAATACTCAGGAGGTGGTGATGACACTAAAGAGTGATGACGACTACGAAGTAGAGGTCGTGCAAACCATTTAACGGCATGGACGATTGACACCAGGCAAGCTCTCCACATATCGAATTGTAAAGTCTTCGCCACTCTCGACAAAACATACCGAAAAATCTTGTCCGCTCTCCACAAACCGCCATTCACCAGGGTCATTGGCAATGCCATCTACGACGCGCACATGGAGGTCGGCAAGACTACCAACCACTTTTACTTTGAAGTCGGCCAAACTGTCTACAATCTTCACCCTTCCGCACAGCCTTTTCCCACGAAAATATCCGTCTTTGGATATGCAGTCGTCCGACCTCATCGAGCAGCAAAGTGCACTAATGACTATAAGTATAAATAGAATGCGTTTCATAACATGTACCGATTAACGTGCGATATAGAGATTTCTACGACAGAAGGCGTCATAAGGTTCGACCATGCCGAGAGCGTAAATATACAAAAACACTCCGATACGCTCTGCGACACCGCCACCGTGACGTTGCCACGCCGCATTCGATGGCGCAATGTTGAGAGGAATCCCATACGCCGTGGCGACACCATACGTATTTCGCTTGGCTACGATGGCCGCAACCACCTTGCGTTTGTAGGCTACGTACGCCGCGTGCTGCCTAATACGCCAATGCAGATTGAAGCGCAAGACCCCATGTGTGCGTTTCAGACGCGCGAAGCCAAGAAAAAGGCCTACACATCGACCACACTCAACCAGTTGCTTGCCGACCAAGGTCTCAATGCCGAAATAAAAGGTACGCAGAGCATTGGTGCATATCGCGTGGAGTGCAACACAGTGAGCGAACTCCTCGACGCGCTGAAGAAGCAAGGCATACGAACAATGATGCGCATAGGTGCAGGCTCAGAACCGAAACTTTATGCCGGTCTTGCCATGAGCCCATCGGACGCTCGCACATTCGATTTCGACGACCACCGGAACGTAGTTTCGCGTGCAAATTTGAAATACGAGCCAGCAGATGAGGTGCGTTTCCTTGTGCGCGTGAAGAACAACAGCACCGTACAAAAGGGTAAACGCCAAAACAAGAGTATCAAGCCTGTTGAGGTTGGCTATAAAGATGGCGAGTTGCGCACCTTCAACGTCATAAATATGACCGAGAGCGAGATGCGTACGTATGCCAACGAGCAACTTGCCAAACTCAAGCAAGACGGCCTGAGTGGCAGTCTGACGGTCTTCGGCGGTGAGATGATAGATAAACTCGATGCCGTCCGTCTCACCCTCGATGGCGAAGAATCAGGCACGTGGCAAATAGAAAAAAACGATATTGCATGGGGCAGTAGCGGCTTTCGTCAGACGCTAACCATAGGTAGTAAATTGTAAATTCTGAACGCCTAACCTCGTAATTCTTAATTCATAATTCGTAATTATAGAAGTGGATATTCGCGAAGCCATAAATGCAATAGTAGGCAATCAGCCGATGCCCGTGGTTGTTGGCACCGTCACCGCCACCGATGGCACGACAGCCGACATACAGCCACTCGACGAGACTGCTGCACCGCTTCTTGGCATCGACCTTAGCGTAGGCGATACGGCGGCCATCAGCTACCGCCCCGAAGTCGGTGCCACGGTCCTTGTGCTGCTCGACAGCGCTACTACGGGCTTCGTCATTGCTGCAAGTCGTGGCAAGGTAGTTATGAACGGCGGCGACAACGGAGCTCTCATAAATATTGATGCACTTGTGCAAAAGATTAACGCCATCGAAGATGATTTGAACACGCTTCGAGCGGCATTCAAAAACTGGGTTGTAGCACCTCAAGATGGCGGCGCAGCACTAAAGACAGCCGCTGCCAACTGGACTGCTACCGACATTACAAAAACCGCGTCGGCCGACATTGCCGATAACAACATAACGCACTGACAATTATGGCAACCGACAATACATACACCCGCGAGCAACTGAAGAAATGGTTCAAAAACGGCTGTAAGCCTACCGAGAATCACTTTGCCGCCATCTTCGATAGTTATATACATAAAGACGACACCATTCCAGCATCGTCAATCGAGAACCTTGAAGAGATTCTCGCGCGATGCACGGGCGTGACGCGCGAAGAGGTCGAAGCGATGATAGCCGCCCACAACGAGTCCAATGATGCTCACAACATTGGCACTATAGAGGACTTCAGCGCGGCATTCGAGGAATAA